GCGCGTTTTCTCAATGATGGCCTTGGCTTTGTTGTTCTGATCCCTTGCTATCGTGGCCGCCCGGTCACGCGACACACCGTAGGTTTTTCGTAGGTCCGTCGCCAGCGCATGCATGTCGGCACCCTTCATGACTGAATTCCACACTTTACTCTCAACATCCTTGAGATATTGCGCAGGTATCGATTTGATGAGATTGACTTGTTCAGCAATGACCAACTGGTACGCGGCGCGGCTCGCGGGTGTCGGATCGAACTTGACGGTAAAGCCGGCGTCTTTCAACGCCGCGCGCATTTGCGTCTGCGTAATGCCGAACGATTTTCGCGCGAAGGCTTGACCAAGATCCAATGATAGCCGATCAAATCGACTGATCCACAAGCCGCCCCATTTACGTAACGCCGCGCGCAGTAACAACGAAGGGTTGGCGGCGTCGTGCGCCATTTCTTGCGGTTCGAGTGAACCGTATACCGCTAGCACATGCCGCTCAACGTCAGCCCGCATAGCATTCGCAAACCGCTCAAGCTCAACGAAGTACCAGGCCGCCGTCGCCGCGCTCGCATGAATCGGGCGCAGTGTGACGGGTTTACGTTGGTTCGGCGGCGGGTTGGCGCGTAACTGCGGCATGCTCAGATTCTATCAGTAACTGCAATTCAGCCTTGAGGCGCCATATGGCTTTTGCTAAATGGTACTGCCCGTCAATGTCGCGCGGATTTTTCTTGTGATCGAGCATATGACGTAAGGCGCTATCCATGTGATCGGCAGATTTGGATCGAGCCCAGTGCAATGGCTCACCTGGATTATGCTGTTCGTTGCCCGCGACAGCCACAGCAACTTCAGCCAGCAACGCGTCGAGGAAATACTCCGTGACGTACGTAAAAACGGGCAGCGCTTTACGCTCCGCCGCATCGGTTGGAAGACTCATTTACCGGGTACCGAAACCCACGGCAGCGTCTTGACACGCTTGACGGCGGCGTCAGCGTACACGGGCGCGTCAAATGTAATACCGTGGTCAGGATGCGTAACCCAAAAATTCTGCGACGCCGGCTCAAACCCAAAATTGTTGTCAGCCGCGTATTCATCATATCCCTTGAGCGAACCATTGCCGCGCAATCGCGCTGTCAACATCCGCTTGTGGAAATGGCCGAATTCCATCACGTCGTAATCTTGGCCGACCGCAGCATTACGTGTGTTTTTCTTTTGCTCGCCCCGTGTGACAGGACCAAGCGGCCCAATGATACCGTCGCCGCCTCGGAATTGATCGCCGTGCGTTAACAGGTATCGCGTTCCGTAGATGCGATATAGTGCATCCGATCCGTCGGGAATGTAAAACGTGACACGTTCGTCATGCTCGAAATGCGCAGCCAATAACTGATAGAGCAACCAACCGAATGACGTGTGGTTGCGATCCTTGCTCCAAATCTTTTTCGTGTCGCGGTCATGGTTGCCGCTCACGCAAGGTAGAAACACGTGGCCGAACGTATCGGCAAGCAGCGTAATGATTCCAATGAGATTCTTGTAAATATCCACGACGGTAGGCATGGTGTTTAGTTCATTAGTTGCCGCCAACTCATCGTGAATGTTGCCGCTTATGATATCACCACCGAGCGGGCAGACAATTCCAGGATACGACATAGTCGGATCGAGAATCCTACACAATGAGATTACGGTTTCAATCACGTGCCGCAACCGGCGTCGAGCAATAACGAGGTTGTACGAATTCACGCCACCGATTTGCGAGGACCGCACTTGTTCGCCCCAATGCAAATCACTCAACATAATTTTAGGCACGCCAGGCGCCTTAGCTTTCTTGGGTTCAACCACCCATTTCGGCAAGTCAAGTTCTTGCGTTGCCAGCTTGGCCGTATCGAGAACATCGCGCAGTGCGTCGGCCGTGCTGGCCACTGTGTGCGCCTCTTCTAATTGTCGGCGCAGATCGGCAATGATAGTTGCTGGATCATGAGCGGCTTTGAAATCTTTAGCTGTGCGTGTCATGGTTTACCCTCGGAGTTTGGCAGCTACTTTAGCATTTCCGAAGTAAACACGCTTGGCAGATTTACCGCTACGAGTGCCGGCCGCTTCCACGATATGAGCGGCGAATTGATCGCGGAACATAGCTAACTGAGTCGTACTCAATCCGGACAATTTCAAAAAGTCAGCTTCGTACAGCCAGTTTTCGGGCCCTTCTTTTTCGATAGCCGCCAATGCCACGCGTATTTTGTTCGGCACAATCACGTTGGGGTCGTGAGCAGCCTTAAAATCGGCTAATGTTTTCGGTTTCGTCGCCATGTCTATTAAACTCCTGTTCTACGGTGAATCAATGCGCCACGGAAGTATGTTCCGCTAGCTAGTTTTGTTGAAAGTTTAGGTATTTTCGGCTGTCGGTGCGGCGTAGTCAGTTCGACTGCATCGCCGATAAGCGCAGCATCTTTCACTTGCCGCATGCTTTGCTTTTTTACCCGCATCCGCGCCCTACTTCGCTAATGCCTGTAGCGTAATATTCATCCTGTTTGTTGCTGTTGTAATCGTCGGCATCAACCCATCCCTTAGGGCAGCCATAACCCCAACGCCGACGCGCGGGCCATCGCAGCCATAGCGACCATACGGGCCGCTCAGATAGAAGCGCGACGCGATGCAGCGTTTCGCCCTTGCGGAAATACGGGCGCAGAGGCCAGCGCAAATACCATCGGTCAACGCCGTCAATTCCGCGGACCATTTCGCGGAAACAGCCAATAAGCAGTATCGAGACGTTATCCGCTTTGTGGTCGTGTGGAGCGCGGTCGTCATCCGAGCGTAGCCATTTGTGCAGGGATAACTGCCAGCCGCGCCAAACGAAGATATGCCACCGTAGAGTCTGCGGGTTGTCGCGGGGACCGATAATCAAGTCGGGTTGTCTCATGGCTTGCGTGACGGCGGGTTTGGTGCAGTGAGATAAAACGCGGACAATTTCGGCAGTGCGTCGAGAATCAATTTGATATCTCGTTGGGCCACGCCGGTAGCATCCTGTAAAAGAATCACGACCGCTCGCCGATTTAGTCCGCACGAATTAAGCCGTTTTCCCATTTCCGCAGCGGTTCGTATCGACTGTGCAATACGGGTCGCCGAATACTCGTCAACAATTGGTGTTTGCATGAGACGCGAAACTATCAGCGCTCGACACGCTTGTCAACTATTCGCCCGTCTTGGCTCGAATCGGCACGGCAGGCGGCGTCTTGGCCAACGCCAATTCATGCTTGCGGTCCTTGTCAGCTTCGGTCGATTCATGCTCACGTGATGCGTCGCTTTCGGGGTCGGTCGTTGGCTCAGGGTCGGGTTCAGGCTCGGGCGCCGGCCCGGTCAAGTTCGAGTAACCCGAATCCGGGTCGCTCTGTATGCGCGTACGGGCTTCGTCGGGCGATATCACGCCAGCGTTGATATAGCCCGTATCCATATCGGCGTCGCTCTTACGAATCTCGCTCAGTTCTTTTTCGGTCGGCTCGTCAAGCGTAATCCAATGCACCACAAGATCATCGTCGATTGCGCCGAACAGTGAGCACTGTATAGCCTTGAGCAAGATTTCGAGATTGGGTTGCCCTATGCGTACCTGCATGGCGCCGACCCGGTCATACCATACCGTTATCTCGCCTTCGCTAGAAGCGTTGAGGCCCGAGGGCGTAACACCCGTGAGCTTGACTAGAGGTATGCCCCACACGGCCGCCATATGCTCCTGGCTTTGCGCCTGTAATTTATCAAGACCGGCCAGCGTCGCTTCAGCGAATGCCATTTCCTCAGAGTCTTTGTTGATCGCATTGACGCCCTGATTGTTGCGCAAAGCTGTCAATGCTTTCAGACGGGGGATAAGTCCCGTACCGGGTTCGCCGCCTTCCTCAAGTGTCGCCCCTAGATCAGTCGACAAGATAAGCAACGAGTAATTGTTGATCAAATCATTGACGGCCTTGCGGGTCCGCAACCACATGTTTACGGCCATCTCGCCTAGCTGAATCATTGAAATGCCGCTGAAGTTGTATGCCGGCTTGAGCAAGTCGGGCACTTCACGGCCGATAAACGTTAGTATGCGGTCGCTATGGGTCTTGCGACCCATGATGTACCAGGACGTGGGCTTGTAGAAATCCGTACGCTCGGGATATTGTGCATTCCATGAATATGGCGTCGACCAATAGGGCTCGAAACATTGAATGGATTTGAGCGAGCCTTTAGGGATTCCCCCAGGCGATATCTCAAGAGGTAGCTGCCGCTTGCCTTCGTCAGCATCTGCAATATTCAAGTAAATCTGTCCGCGGCCGAATTCGCAATCAAGCAGGAACGCCCGATAGAAATTCTCTCGCACTTTGAGCCGTTCGCACTCGGCCATGATCTGTGCGATTTTCTCGGACTTGTCGCCGCCGCTCTTGCTCTGTAGCTCGAACCATTTGCGCGTCATTTCCGTGGCGATTGTTTCACATGGCTCGCGGTACTCGGATATTTGCGTGAGTTCAGCAAGGTACGGATACCCCGGAAACCATAGGCCGCCCGCGAATCCCTGGCCGCCTAGGAGACCCCACGACGGCGCGAATCCGCCGCCCGAGTCCATAGCAAGTTCAGTGCGTTTGACTTCTCCTGTGGCCAGTATGACCGGCGCGGCGGCACTGTAAGCACCGTCCATTGCAATCGTCAGCGCAGTCTTGTCCTTAGGAATAACGCCGGGCGGTAGTTCAGGGAAACTGTAGACATCAGCCGGACGCTCGGGCCGCTGCGGATGAATAAGGTCGCCGTCCTGCACCTGTTGCGCAATGGCCCGCAATGCGCGCGAGATGACCATGGGAGGCTTGACAGGCGCAGCTTGCGCTGCAGGCGTGGATACAGCAAGGGCGGCCACAAGAGCAGCTAACGGTGTTTGGTTCATACCGGGCAGTTTAGCCGAATGCGACCGGCGTCACAATATCGGCCATATATCGGCCATATATCGGCCAATTTTTGTGATATGAGTCTCAATATACGAGTTGACACGCGTGTCAGATGCTATCAGAATAGCGCCACACACAACTAGGAGATTACCAGATGCAACTTTCATTCGATCCTCTTGATTTCATGGACGCGCAAGATATTTCTCAGGATGACGCACAAAAACAAGCCCTACGTGCGCGTAATATCGAATTGAAACGCCGTCGCGCCAACGGCGAAAAAGCTACCGGTTTCGCGCTTCGCGGTCAGCTTCGCCCTTATGTATCCTTTGGCGTTCCTGACGGTCGCGTCCGCACTGTCTATTACGTGCAATTATAATTAGGGAGTTTCCTCACATGCGATACCAAGTAGCCCCCATGACCGTTTGGCAAAGTGCGTACAGCACCCGCCGCGGCGCAGTACCCAAGATTTCTTGGCGAGTCATCGACACGCACGCCGCGCAGCCCATGAGCCGCGACGGCATACGCGCATGGTCGTACGACGAGGCCGTTGCCCGGCAGATTGCCGACATGCTCAACGGAACCAACCTGCACGCATCGCATTGGCAGGCGCAGACTGAGACAGCACGCCGCAACGCGCTCGCCCTCGAAACCCGTTGGCAAGCCACGCTCGACCACACGAACGGGCTTTTGCGTGAGGCCCGCGAGGCGGCCGATATCCTGCGCAAGCAACTGTTCGAGGCGCGCGACCAACGAGACGAGGCCCGAACCGATGCGCGCAACGCGTGGGCCGAACTCAAGAAACCCTGCGCCCAAACCCATGAGGACCAGGCACGCAAGCACGCCGTCGGCAATGGCTATGTTACGTTGCCGGTCGAGGGATACAACAAGCTCGTTGATGAGCGGAGGCGTGCCGAAACCGAACGTGACGCGGCGAATGCTGAAGTCTTGCGCTTACGTCCGCTGTATACGTTCATTGACGGCGAATGGATGACGACGACATGAACGAATATGATGCAAATCGAGCGTTGACCGCGGCAGCCGACATGACGCTCGAATCAGACCCGCTCGAACAGACGCAGCGTATGCCTGTCTGCGACCGTCGGTACCGGCAGTGTGAAGCTAAGCAACAGTACGCCGACGGGGTCGTGGACGACGCAGTGCGGCACCATCGGGAGTGGTTGATAGTTGGGGGCTGCAGATGAATGGGCCTAACCTCTCCCGTAACCGTTATCATCGGTTCGACTGGCAGGCCGGCGCGCCGCATGGCGAACTTGAATACCTAGCGGGCGTTCATCCAGCCACGTATCAGCAAACTCACATTCGCGGTACCATGAGCGCGGGCGCCATCCCATACAATCGCGGGCCGCAACCGTGGGCGAATGGCTTTTATCGCCGGTATTCAAAATCGTGACGCGCATCACATACACGGCCTGACATTTGCGTCAGAATACGCTACATGAACATCAACGGAGTCAAGTAAATGTACCAGATCCGCACACACGTTAATGGTTACTTAGTGGCCCGCACGGACGACACGGTTGGCCTCTCGACTCACGCCAACATACTCGACGCCCTGCACATGTGCCGCGTCGCCAACCGTTACACGCGCAGTCCGGTAGAGACCCTTGCGCCTCTGACTGCGCCGCTGCGCGCAGACATCAAATGAATATATACCAAGCAATCATCGGGTTCGCCACGTGAACCGGCTCATGTATCGCGCCCCCAAGTTGCGCACCGAGGCGCAAGAAGTGGACATACTGCGCCGTTGGATTTACCGCGCCTTCGCTCGCGAGTTGTACCAGTGGCTTATAACAGCCGGGCAGCGCATCCCCATGAATGCGAACAGCTACGCGCAAGTCGTGGCCATCTGCACCAACGTGCTGGCCAAGATGCAGCCGGCGCCGGCATGGACGGTTGACATTGTAGAACCCGACGCGCAGGCCCGAGCGCAGCGCAGGGGGCCAACGGTTATCCTAGTTGCGCCCATGGTGGACGTAGTGCGCGATTGCTGCCTATCGCATTGTGACGAAGCGCACATGCCGGAATGCCCATACGGCTACCGTGACGAACTGTGACGCACATCACTCAAGCCCCGCGCAACGTGGCCGATACTCTCACCATGGACAAGCGAAGCGAACGAAGCGAATACACGGCCCACGCAGCATTGACGGACACGGCGCGCATGCGCTTGCCGACATTCGCGCATGGTGTCGAAGGCCCAACCGGGCGCCGGGGCGGCACTGCGCCGCTGCGCCCGGAAGTTATCGCGTGAAAACCTACATCGTAATCGTCGGCAAAGTCGTATCCACGATGCAAGCCCCAAACATACAGGCCGCTTCGCGGTTTGTACGTCACTGGCCGCGCGTTGTGGTACAACGAATAGATTTCACAAAACCTCGCCCGCGCCTGCACGACGCAAGCGAGTTTTACACCCCTGATGAGGTATAAACCATGCATGCCTTCATGTTGATTCTTGCAATCCTCGGCCAGCCTGAACGCGGCGCCGCCATCTGCGACACATATAAAGCTTGTAGTGATCTTGGGGCTGAGGCCTCGACACGTTATCAACAACAATTCCACAAGCCGCCCCGCGACTTTTCATATCGCGTAGTGCCGGTCATTATCGTACCTGACGATAATGCCACATGATGCGCTTCGATCAGTGTTCGGCGCAGCGTCCCCGGTTCGAGGTTATATCCAGCCCGCATGGTGGCTACATCGTCCGCGATAACCATTCGTGGCCCTGTGCGCGCCGCTACCGGGCGAAAACGTTTCAACCGCATTCGCAGTATTACGTGACGCAGGCCGAAGCGCAGCACGTTGCAGATTGGCTCACGGAGCGTGCGGCGGGTTATCCGTGGAATCCGGTTATGCACGAATGGCCGCGATGAAACGGCCGACTCACAAGCAGATCTACGAATACTCCGTTATGTTCATGCGCGGCGTTAACGCCATCACGATATGGTGCATTTTCGCCGCGCTGATTTACTATATATTGGATGATTTGACGCGGCCCTGAGACGTTCGCGGCCACCACGGGCAGGAGTTTGAGCCCAACCGCAAACGCTCAAGACGCGCGCGGATTTAAGGGAATGCCCGGAACCGACTCCAGCTTATTACAGTCCGGCCCGGCGCGCAAGGACCGCAAGAACAACGCCAGCCATGTAGCCGGCGAAGTCTCGTGCATTGTCGTCAAACGTCTGCGTATCCTCAAAATGCTTGTCGATGTAAAATTCCTTGACGCCGGCCGCCACGACTGCGCCGCCGACAGTCCACGTGTTGCACCACGTAAACGCAACGGCATAGGCAAACCACATATGCGCTTGCCACGTAATAAATGCAGGCGTGACAAGCCGGGTCAAGAAATTATTCACAGTGTAACTAGAACCCGTAGATGTAGCCAGACCCGCCTTGTGTGAGCAGTTCGTAAGCTCCGTTCGCCGATGTAGTGATGTAAAACCACCAATCGGTGTATCCGCGTGAGGGGTCGTACAGCGCGACTTGCGTTGAACCTTGGACAGGCAGGTAACAAGTCGAAGCGTTAAAACCAGGCGCATATGTCCAGACATGGACGTATGGATAGTTCACTATGAACGTTCCGCAATACGCGGCCGCCGTCAGGGCATTGCCGTTCACGTCCCACGAGGCGGTATAGATGGCGTTGGTGTATGTCGGATGGCCGCCGCGCCCGCTACTGCCGCTTGCTGTCCGTCTGTCGCACGTGCCGCTAACGGAATTATCCGCGTTGAACGTCGCAGCCGTACAAGACACATGCACGTAATATCCGGGCGGAATTCCTGTCGGTATCGCCAACGGCGCGAGCGTCGCAGCCATGCTGAAGCTTGCCGCAAACAGAGCGATTACGCCTATCCCCAATACTTTCAAAGTCTTCACGGGTCTACTCCTGTCGTTGTGGAAAAAACGTTACGTGAGAGTCAGTGTATCGGTAGGCGATACAACAGCGCCTGACTGCGCAGTAATATTCGTGGTGCCGGCAGCTACGCCCGTCGCCAAGCCGCCAGCGGCAATCGTTGCTTTGGTCGGGTCGGATGATACCCACGTAGCCGTCGAAGTCAAATCCTGTGTTGAACTGTCCGTGTACGTACCAGTCGCCGTAAATTGTTGCGTGGCCGCGTGCGCAATTGTCGGCGCGGCAGGCGTTACGGCAACCGATACGAGCGCGGCGGCGCCCACCGTCAGCGTGGTAGATCCCACGACGCCGTCGAACATGGCCGATATGGTCGTCGGCCCAACGGCCAGCGTTGTCGCAAGTCCACCAGCGGCAATCGTCGCATTGCTCGCAGCTGACGACGCCCAAGTAACTGCATTGGTCAAATCAACATCGCCGCTCGCATAAACGCCAAACGCCCGAAATTGTTGTGTGTTACCCTTGGCGACAGTCGGTGTTACGGGCGTCACAGAAATTGACAACGGCATCGGTAACTGCGGCGGCACGACTGTGCCCGGTACTGAATTCGGCGGCGGGAATACCGTCGCATTAATGGCAATCTGGGACAGCAACGTATCGGCGGAGCGTGACGAAATAAACGATGCAAGCCATGTCGTGGCGTTTACATCAACGACGTTCCAAGGACTTTCCTGCAATGAGATTTGCTGAACGTATGGCGTGCCGGGCGGCTGCGTGCCATCACCTTTACCGGCCCACGTGGCGAAGCCTGTCGAAGCCGCGCTGTAATAGCTTTGCAGCGTAACGGCTACAGGGCTCGAAACGTATCTAAGGGCGACTGTCATACCGCGCAGACTACTACGCCGATGTAACTATGGCAAGCAGTGCGCCCATGTTATTCATGCTCGACTTGCGCGGGGCCGTAGTCATCAACGCGGCGTCGGCCACGTCGGGGCTTGCCACGTCATCGGGCGCTTTGTCAATTTGGATCTTGCCGGCAATCGTTTCCTTGACCGTGGCCTGCGACAATTGCGACACAAGCAAGTCGCGCAAGGATGGCTTGCCGTCCTCATTGGCTAGATCGCCAGCGATGCATATCATACGCAACGGATCGTATGGCTTGCCGTTACGAGCCTTCCATGCGTTAAAAAATCCGAGACGGCCTTCGTACCAGGTTTGCGCTTTGCGGTTAGTGAATAGATCCTTAGCCTTACGCTTCGTTCCGGGCACGATAGCCTCGGGACGCACGACAGCCTCCGAACCGCGGTAAGGATATGTGCCGATAGTCCCGTGCGCGAAATACTCGCCGGGCGTAGGATCTTTGAGCTTGGTTTGGGTCTCGCCACGTGCTTCGTTGATGAGCCGAGCATCCGAATGCACGGCCGCGCCGCCCATGCCGTCCGCGTCGTAGTCGAGCGCCGTTATGCCGTACGCTTCACAAATGCTGAATGCGCGCTGCACGCTGTATCCCGTATCCGACGCCTTGCCAGACCATTGCGCGGCGAACATATATTTGCGGCCTTTCGTGAGTACGAGCGCGCACTTGTCGTTGCCGCGATCCGCGATATCGAGCGCCGCGCGCCATGCGCCCGCTTCCATATCGATACCGAGGAATTTATCAATGTCGATAGCAGCCTGTACCCATATGGACGGGATACATACACCCTCAAGCGACGCGGCGAAATCGCAATCAATTTCTTGCTTGAGTACAACTTCGTCAAGTTCGGCTTGTTGTGTTGTGTACCAATTCGATCCCTCGTAATTTTTGCGTGGGTCGTCGCGCCAGGTGAAATCAAATCGCTCAATAGCCGGGTTGTGTGCGCGCGTGTAAAAACTGTTCGCCATGCCGTTGACTGAGGACATGTCGATACGGCACTTAGTGTTAGCGCTCAGATTCTTGTCGATGATTTTGGGATGCTCGAAATGTGCCGACTCGTCAACAATGAAAATAGCCTTACGTCCGCCGCGCCCCGCTTGGTCGCCCGCTTCACCTGTGATGCTAGATCCTGTGAGCGGGAAATTGACACGCTTGTCAGCCGAGCATTGGTCTATATTGAATCCCGCATTAAACTCAGCCGGCAGATGCTCAAGGAACGAACGGATTTTGTAGAACAGCGTGTCAGGATCGCCACTACGATCAATCTTAATCTCGACCGCTGAGCCCACGCCGGCCGCGAAGCCATTGCGAAATATACACAGTGTGGCAAGGAGCGCCATGGCGACCCACGAGGCGCCCACGTCGCGCGACTTGACAACTACACCGGGCTTGCTCGCGAGCCAACAGCCGATGAGCCACTTTATCATCTCGCGCTGCTTGGGAAATAGCGTAAAGGCGCATACGGGATTTTTGCCTTCGCTCAGTAGCCGCGGATCGACTGTGTAGCCCCATGAGTCGATAAACGTAGCCATCGTATCGGCGTTGCGCCCGTAATATGCTTTGACCAACGCTACCCGCTTGGCGCTGTCGCCGCGCCGCAGCCATGCTAAACGCGACTCGCGCGCATGCAACGCCTCGGCCTGCGCCCCGTATATGTCGCGCAGTTCGATACGCCTCATTGTATAGGCGGATAGCTCGGCCCGCTCGTCGTTGGTCATGGCCGCAATGAATGCGTCGCGGTACGGGCTCGTGCGCAACTCGTCGAATCGAAGGGCGACCGCGGGGGGCCTGCACATAGCCTCGTGCGCCGCGTCGGCAGCAACGATAAGCGCCTCGGCCGGCGTCATTTGCGCGCCATCAGGTAATCAACGGCGCATAGCACGCCGTACAGCGTATCGCCTAGCAGGCCGATTGCCGAGTTACAGCGCTTGCATAGCCAGCCGCGAAACGCGCCCGTCGTGTGGTCATGGTCGAGGCACAATACGGCGTTTGTATCTCGGCCGCCGCAGCACTCGCACGCTTCGGGCGCCGGCCGCGTCGGCTCAGGCAGCCCCATGTACTTACGATGGCCGTCACGCATCGTTGCGCGGTTGCGGTTCAGATAGCTACGGCTCATAGCCTTGAGTTTGTCAGGGTTTGCCGCTTTCCATTTGCGTACGGCTCGCTTGCGGGCTGGCGTCATGTGTTGAACGATTCTAGCAGACCGGCCAAATCCTCGGGCTTTACTTCACGTGCAGCGTGGACAGCAACGTTGGCGTTGAGATTCAAGCTGCGTGTGACATAGGCCGATTGCAGTTTGTTCAGCATTTCGGCTGCGGCCATTTGATCATGCATCTGAATTTCTATGACGCCTTTCTCGTTTTGCTTGGCGCCCTTGAACAGCGCGCGGGCCGCGGGGCTCAGTTCATCCGTGGGCGTGAGCACGACACGTGTCGTGCCGGCGCCCATGCAATGCGGGCAATCTATGCGGGGCTTGGTCGAGTCAGGCAGCGCCGGCCTATTGCCTAGTTCGCAAGGCGCAAAATGCGCTGCATAAGCGCTAGCTATCTCAACGTCCGGCCAACAATTGCCGCATGGATCATGCACGACACGCGATAATTCTTCGGGGTCAGCCGTCACAATCAGGCGCAGCCACAACATACGTTCAGCAATCGTCGAGACGGTTTGTGCATCGGCCCGTTCTCGTAGTTCTGCGATGCGCTGACGGACGTGAAGCGTTTTGTTCAGCCCTTGAATTTGCTGCGACATGCTGCCATACGTGCTGGCCACACAACCCGCTTGGCGGAACGCTTCGGCGTACGACATACCCATAGCCACGCAACGAGCATAGTTTTCCTGTCGTCGAGTCAACAACGGTATGGGCGGCAGTGTCGCGGCGGGCGGACCTGCCGTGGTGGGTAGGGCGTCCATATTGCTAAGTTACGCGAAACCAAAGTAAGCCGCAAATCCCGTTCACTTGAAGAGTAAGCATAGTAGCCACAAGAATCTGTAAGCAATGGTATAGTGCCACTATGATACTTTAGATACCCCTAGCTTTCTATTGTTGTGCTTTAGAAAGATTATTGTTAACTAGAGAGGGGGGAAGAGGGGGGAAGAGGGGGGAAGAGGGGTAGAGGTATAACAATAGAAAGTGAAGAGTATCTTGAGTATTTAAGTGATACTATGATACAATTAGCCGCGTTTAACTAAGGAGTATATTATGGAACTATTTAGTAAATCCGAAGCCATAGCCGCGGGAAATCATCGTTACTATGACGGTAGCTCTTGCTCGCGAGGCCATACGTCAGGCCGCTACGTCAAAAACGACGAGTGTATAGGCTGCGCTTGCAACCCCACGAAGAACCCGGCCCCTCGGCGCGTGCGAAACGGAAACCTAGCGCTAGACATAACAGTCCCGGGAGATATGGCGGCGGCTGATCGAGTCGTGTTGCTCAATTACCTGCAATTTCAATGTGTCCCGGCTTTTCTTGCTACGCGGGTCAAATCGCCCACATGATGCGATGCGACAGAGAGGATAATGGCTTCATCCCTTAGGAGATTGCCATGCCCCCTCCCGACAGCGACGATTACGGACCCGGCCGCGGTGGCCCTAATGATGGGCCTGACGATGAGGCCGCCGAGTAAAGATTGACACTCGCGTCAGCTATGCTATGGTGCGCGACATGGGAATCCGCAATATTAGTCGTCAGCCCTGCCCTACGTGCGGCATGGACACAATGCACGCTCATATGAAGTGCCTTACGTGTGGTCATGTCAATGAGACTGGCTCTCAAGCTCGCAGCCGCGTGCATTTCGGGCGCGTAGTACGGTTGCTCAAGAGCGGTGTGCCTCCACTCTGTGTTGATGAGGCGTTAACTCGATATCAGCGTCAATGTGCGGCAGCCAAACGTGCTGAGCGTGCAGCGACCCCGAGCTACACATCGGCTAAAAATGGATTGTTTGGCACCAACCGCATACGTACGCGCACATGATCCGTAGTCGTCCGTTCCCGCTTCCTGACATCGAATACCGCGACGCGCTGATCAGCCCGGGCGGCACATATCGTTACTGGCTGGAACGTCGTTGGTCGGGTGCGGATGCCAACAGTCCTTATGTACTGTGGTGCATGTTGAATCCGAGTACGGCGGACGCGCATATAGACGACCCGACGTTGCGTCGCGTGGTGGGTTTCTCTGACTCGTGGGGATTTGGCCGCGCCATCGTCGTCAATCTCTACGCATATCGGGCGACCAACCCGGCTGAACTACGTAAGCTCGATGCTGACTATCGTGCCGGCCCCCAGAACGAATATCACATCGAGCAATGGCTCGGACTGTCTACTATGCGGATGTTCGTCTGCGCATGGGGCGGCAATCGTATCGATCCCGTGCCCGACATCATTCAGAACGCGACGCGCTACTATTTGATGCTCACGCGGGGCGGAGAGCCTTCACATCCGCTGTATTTGCCAGGCAATTTATTATATCCGAGGCGCATGCCATGACTGATACGAATGTCAACTTAACACCGGCTGATCTATCAGCCCTCAATGATGCACGCGATATTGCGCGGGCCGAGCGTAAAGAGATTTGCCGCCGTCGATACAAGCGTCAGTATGCGAGACGTGGCGGCCGGCAGCCTGAGCGTATGATACGCGTGTCAGATATTGTCACAGTCACAATCGGCCCGCTATCCGCAGTTACTTATCCGCTCAATTCGTTGGGGATAGTATGAGTTTCACTATCACGATTCAATGTCCGAAGCATCCGAACTACCAAGCAAAGATCAGTCCAAGCACTGATTGCAAGATGTGTCGGCTTATGTTCGCTGTGCGCAACAACACAAACAAAGTGCTGAGTGTGCCGCGCGAGGAACGTACAGACCCCGACGAGATATTGATCAAGGAACTCACATGAAATGGTGCGCCATTATCGCCTTCGCTTTGACCGGCTGTGCAAGCGTGCCTCTGCACTCACTGCCTACCCGTTCGCCGACTGGCAATCATGGTCAAGGCCAATCGCCGGCCGCGGACTGTCCGCACCAATACAAAGAATTCGTGACAACACCGGACGGAAACACGGTGTTCATCTACTGTTGGGGTAAGAGGTATCAGACATGAAATATCTACTCTTGACGATGCTAGCGCTGGGGTTGTTTCTCGGCCTCGGTGTGTTCCTCATGTGCGTAGCATCGATGCTCGCGCAATGACTGTAGAGCGCGTATCGCCTATGACATTGATAGCGACGCACGTATGCGAGGGTGAGGAAGTCGTGACGGGCGGCGCTGATGGACAAGTGTGGGTAGCCACGTTTGCGGATGCGTTTGAGGCACTGAAGTTCATCGCATACAAGCGTTTCAATTGCTCGACGGCGGCCGGCCAGCGTGGTAACGGTTAATCCTCAATTAGTACAAGTGCCTGATGGCCGTGTCGGCTGCCTCGTAGCACGTGCAGGATTACAAGGCTGTATCGAGTTCGGCCATCAGCGCCGGCTTGAGACGTTTCACCTTAACATATTGACATTTCACATGCCGAAACTGCCGACTGAGTCACAAAAACGACCTTGACACATCTGTCAGTTGGCGCCAGAATGCGTCTCATGAAAACCGTCATTCGTTGGTTGCTTTCAAACATCCAGCCCTACCGGTATGCTAAGCACTTCGCCGCTGCTCGGGCACGGCTCCGTGAGACACAGAGGTTCACATGATTACCGCAAGCACCCTTGGCAACCGTCATCAGCGCGAATCCATCATGCGCTCGCAGACATGGGCACTCGGCGGCGTCCTCGTTATTCTTCTCTTCATTTGGTTATAGGAGCATTTATGTCAGCACAGATGCCCAGTAATATCTCGTACAATCCTGTGTTCTCAATCAAGAAAAACGTTCTGTCTGACAATTCTGTCATATGGGAAGTATGGCAACGCGGCAGCGATCAGCGTTTGGCATCAGCCGCCAATGAACTACGCGCCGCGGCATTGTGCGGCATGCTCGCATCAGCATTGAGCACGTGGGAACATTCTTCGCGCAGCAATACAGTGGACGCATGAAAATCAATCACAATGTGGCGGCCGCACTGCTCATGGGATTTACCTCGGGCGCGTTTCGCAACCCATCGTCGGCTGTCAGCGGCAATCGGTTGCACACCGACAGAGCGCAACGCGGCAGTCCTAAAGAAGCTGAGCGGATCGCAGCGGCTCAAACCAAACGAGCGCGCAAAGCGGCCCGGGGTGCGCAATCATGAAGATAGGCGACATAGTCGGAAAAGCTACCGTACTGGCAGAATTTGAAGGATATTTCAAATTATCTGACGGCCGAGCAATCCCGAAAGAGTTTGAGCCTGAGCGATACGACGACTTGCATTTACCTAAGCCTGACGATGTGCTTGACGCCATTGTCAATGATTATGTGGCCACGATGCATGCGCAAGGTATAGCTATCGGCGACCCTGAGCGCGTAGCAATTCGCCGCGCAGCGAATATACAATATGCTTGGTACGCGGCTATGCGCCGGGTGCTTGGGTGAGACTTTCAACACCTATCGCGCAGATACTGCGCTTCCAATTAACCTGGCGGGAGGCACGTCCAGCTATGCGCGCTGCTTTTCGTGAACGGATGCGCGGCCGAATGTATGGACGCGAGGCAACATGGGATGCCTGGCATTGGTTCCGCGCCGGTTGGGGCTCACATGTCGAACATACGATGAATTTAAAATGAGCCAAACCAATCGACTTGCCGCTATCTGTGATGCATGCAAACGGCTCGTGTATCCTTATTGCGGTACATTGCGATCCTGGAATGGTGCTGCACGACAGCACGCGCCTAAATACGCCAAACGTTCCGCAATGGGTATACTCAGCGCATGTCATTGCACTTTATGCGACGCCGAGTATTCAAAGCGTCGCGCCGTGCGCGCTTACAATCGGCGCAATGGATTCGTAACTTGACACGAATGTCAGTCCAGCCGATAATTGAGACGTGCATCACAATAGGGGTATACGTCTTGTTGACAATAATAGTTCTCTCTGCACTCGCCTACATTTGCTTAATCGCTGCCGTCTGTGCCACGCTGAGACGAGGAACTAGACAGCTTGAACATGACTACCCAAACGACCGGCCGCCAAGTCAATGACCTAGTCCGTGAAAGCGGCGTCGTTGCCCTCGTGGATCTTGCTGGCGACCGGCTATGGTTCTTCCCCCGTGGCCGGCTGCCTAAAGATCTAGCTGCTTATCTCAACATGCAGAACGGACACGCTGCTTTTTTGCTACGCGATTTCATTGTGACACTCGGCCGCGAAATTGTGCCCGATGACCGCGCCGGGGTCTAGACCCTCGGCGGAGGCGGCGGTACATCGAGTGTCCAACGTTTGACCATACGACCGTTAATTTTGACGTTCTTGGATATGTATCCTAGCTGACGCAGGACACGCCCAGCGCGTTGTCCCGCTTTGGCATCCATGTGCGAGGGTTGCATGCGTAACGCCCCTTCTAGGACTTCAGAAATCGCTAAAGCACGCAAATATGGCGGTTCGCCGCTAGCCGGCGCCACTGTCAGCCATTCGCCTATTCTCGTGATCCACAAATCGGTCACTTCATGCACTTTGTGACGGCCCGCGGCCAGGCGTTCAGCTTCGGCGTAGGCAATGCCCGCTGCCTTCCAAATCGCCGCGCCTTCGGCCCATAATTGCGCTCGATCAGCGACTACGAGGGGTCGATTAATTTCAGTTATGACGACTGGGAGCCAACGACGCTGTCCTGTCTCATCGGGCGGCAAAAATTCTTGTTCATTGGTCGACGCGAATAGCATGCAGCGCCTAGGGTAAGAGGTTTCTTTTGTTTGGTATTTCTCGATCCATTTCTCAGTAGTGCGAGTGATTGCCCGCTTGACGACATTTATGTCGCCTTTGCTCAGGCCTGCAAGTTCGGCAATCTCAACGATGACTTTGCCGCGCATCAGACGTTTAAAATTGTCGTTGTCCTCGTGTAACGACAGACCATCCGTGAAATATTCAGGATCAGGCGCCAATGCCTTAAGACCAGTTGATTTTCCCGTCCCTTGTTTGGATTGTAAAGCCACGACCATATCGAGTTGGCAGCCTGGCTCGTACATACGGCCGGCTAGACCCGTCCACATGTAACGGCCGACGGCCCGCGTATATTCGTCATCTGTAGCGCCGAAATGCGTGGCCATAAATGTGTCGACTCGCGGCGTTCCATCCCATATTTGGGCATCTAGCCATTCGATACCGCTATCAAACTGGCGTCGTTCGGCGACTAACTGACACGCATCGCGCATGAGTTCCTTGCTGATTGAAGCAAAGTTTTTTTCTCGCTCGAATTGCAATCGCATATTTATCATATCGGTATCAGTCATTGGCTGACGCACAATGCCGCGTTGAATCATCACAGTCCCGCGGAATGTGTCGAACGACAAAAGACCATCAGATTCCAATGTGCGTTCAACGTAATCTAGACATGCATCGTACTTGTCTTTGGCATTCGTCATCATTGACGGCAACGCCGGTACAGGCATGGCCATTGGCGCTAGCGGTACTAGCGATACAATTTCCGCGGTCGGAATGTTCGGCTGTGTTTGTGTGAATTGTGGCCGTGTTTCGACTGTCGTGGGGGGATGTGGGGCGACCGCGGGAACTGCCGTGAGACTTGAGCGGGAACGTTTCGCCGGCCATCGTTTGACGAGCGCCAAGGCTTTGGGTATGGTGCGGCCGCGGAGATAATCGGGCCGATTCCATTTTTCTCGACGTAACTGGCAACCGGGGTGCTCAAGCATGACACGCAAAACAGTGTCGCCATTGTTGGCAAACAGATAAGCCAACCCGTTAGCAAGGGCTTGATCCGCGCTAGATGCATCGTAGACATTACCATCATTCCCTGGCCATGTGCGAGCCAATATTTCAATGTTGCAATTCCACAAGTCTGCGAAAGTAGCTTTGCCGCTGCCGAGCTTGGCAGCCATCGATTTCATTTTCAGGCCATACGCAATGCGCTCATCGTCAGACCCCGTGATAGTGCAAGCCGGATCATCGATTGTTGTCCATTCGACAGGCGTGTCAGTCGCTGCCTTACGAAAATATGAAAACGCAGTCGCCCACAATTGCGCGGTTACATCCTTTAGCACATCATGCACGGTAGAGATTCCCGGTCAGTGCAATGAAACGCTTTGATGTATAAAGTTCAATGTGATGTTCTTTGTTTTTGGTTCCGTGTGTTGGTGGGTCGCCCGTATATGAGCCGATGATATGCAGCCCTTTGCCTGATTGACTGCATTCGATATAACAGCCGGCAAATTCAGCAACGAGTTTGCGCGCTATGTCGGACAGCGTCCCGTCGACCGCCACGGCACCATCAATGTCCACGCAGAACAATTGGCTACCTTCGTGTATGACGATACCTACACCATAGCCTGTGCCGTAGAGCGCCGCATATCCCACAGCAACGGCGGATAACATCCACGTCGCGGAATCTTGTGCGTTAGAGTTTTCGCCGGTAGCGGGGTTTATAGGCACTTTGTCCGTTCCGCCACTAGCTAGCGGTACGAGCTTGTACAATACGAACATCCGCCGTGAGGCCAGCGCCTCATACAGCGGGTTCACAACGTAACGTTTAGCGCCGTCAGTTTCACCCGGAGATTTGGACTCAATCGCTTGTGATGCAACACCGGGTCACGACGCGCTGCGGCCTGCAACACAATTGCTCGGTTGCCGGTCCGTATGGCTTCGTGAACGATGGCAATGCGCAATGCATCCATCGTGCCCCAATGATAGTTCACGGTACCCATACCGCAGCCGAGCATGAGCGCAACATTGCGTTTGAATACGCCAAGGTATCCACGGGTTTCGGCCAGGTTGACGGCCGCGTTTAAAATCGTTTGCTTATCCAAGGTAAAATACTCCTATGTGGCATCGTAGTATGCCACGAGTGTCAAGTTAATTGCGAGGGATCAGTAACAAACATTGAATAACCGCCCTCCCGGTTGACTAAATCACGCCAATTTAACTGGCCTTTGTAATGCTCGTAAGCCTCAGTCGGTCCGGGTCTGGGCGGCGCCCATCCTTCAGGTTTACACTCGATGCTAGCGAATTGTGCTATAACCTTGCCCACCATCTCGGGGGTGATCGTAACACGACGCCAGCCAATTAAGTCATGTGTCCTGAGCCGCTTACCGAGTTCCTTGCTATCGTTGGCAAGGCCATACCGTACGAGTCGTCCCGTAATATCTTGGAATGCGCCGCGATTGTTGCGCCATAGGCGCATGAAGAAATCGGCCGCCCGCAGTCTGACTCGTGATTGTACGTTGCTTTCACTCGCGGTCATTGTCCGTACGCCCATTTGGTCAATGCGATAGAACATAGCGACCCCGTACCGCCACCGAATACACAACCGACGAGTGCCGGCCATGAGCGATTGTCTTTACCTTCGATGAATTTGACGGCGAACCAAAAATTAAACGCCGATATCATCATGTCATAAATCAATGTGGCCGCATAGTTTGCTTGGTTATAAGCGCGGCCATTGGCAACAACGAGTGCATACAGTATAAATTCAGCAGCGAACCAAAACGCAAAAATTTTAAATTGCTTCATGCTCTCTTTCTCCGAGCTAAATTGACAGTTTGGGGCACAGCTTCAAGATGCCCGGGGTTGATGCAGAAAGTATTACGACATGTATGGTCTATTTCGTAGCCTTCAGGAATTGGCCCGATGAACGTTTCGTAACTGACAATATGCGCTTGCCGCTTCAATTTTCGACAAAGTTTCTTACACCATATCGTAATTTTACCGTATGGCGTAGATGCGCGCTTGTCTCGCGCTGCGATCCATATCCAACATTCGGTCACGGGGTCGAGCACCGAATTAGCGATTAGGCGTGCTTCCATGTCTCGATATATTTTCGGTGAACTCATGTTGCTGCCACGATATTCGCCGCCGCCAAGCTAGCCGCCACGCGCTCACGTAGCGCATTGGCTTCGGATGCCCCAAGTATCTGCGCGCTCATCGCATCACAGCCGAATTTAAAGAAAAACTTACGTTGGACTTCAGCCGGATCATGCCCGAGTTTATGATACTGCCAACCGGCCCACAAACTCATGATGGCGCGCAATTTGCGTTGTGCTTCCTGGCGTTCATGATGAGTGCGACGAATAGCACCCTTAATATTGTCGGCAGCGCCTGGCGGTACGCGCGCCGGTCCGTCAATTTTGGCTTGTTCGACACGCATGGTATGCAGTATTTCGGGATCAAGTTCAAAGCAATTACCGTCGACTTCTTCGGCCGTACCGCGGCGTTGCGGCGCCGGCCGCGGTGTTCCGCACTTAGGGCATACAGACAGCGTGACTTCGTACGGTTCGAGGCATTCGAGATTGATGCAATAGCGCAAAGGAATTTCGTCAGTTTTTTTCTTGCGGCTACGACGTTCGGCTCGTGCAAGAGTGTAGGAACGTTCCACGTCAGGCAATCCGTGGCCGCCGCGCGTAATGTCGTAATTCCCAACGTGGTCGATTATGAGCGCTTTGGGTTTAACACTCGCGGCGATTTCCGCGAGTCGTTGCGCGTCGGTACGGTCGTTCCACGTGGCGTTCTGTTCGTCGGTCAACATGAGACGCAGCGCGCGGCCGAACTGTTGCGAGTAAAGTTGGAACGACGCCGTAGGCCGCGCCATGCTCACAACTTCGACGGCGGGCACGTCCACCCCTTCGCCAAGTACATCGACCGACACGAGTTGAAGGATTTTTCGCATTCGGAACTGGCGCATGAGTTGGCCGCGAACATATAGCGGGGTCTTTGCTGTGATGATTTCAGCGGATATGCCGGCACTGCGATATTTAGTCGCGATTTCGGCCGCCGCCTCGATATCGACTGCAAACGTTATACCGAGCTTGCCGCCCGCGAACTTAAGATAGTGCGCCACTACGTCGCCGACGATGGTTTTAGATGCATGGACACGGGCACGTACTTGTTTTTGGTTGTATTCTCCTGAATCGCCCACGTCGATATCTTCGACATGGATGTCAGACGGCGGCGCAATCAGTCGATAATCGCACAAAAAGCCGCGGTCTATGATCTGTCGTGCTGAGGGACCTATCACAAGTTCATCAACAAGACCATCCCCCGTTGGCGGCCGGCCTAGACCCCGACCGTCTGCACGCAATGCATGCGCCGTGACAAGTAAACCGCGCGAAGCGGGAAACATCGCTTGGGCACGCATCCATTTATTTTCTTGGCATACGTGATGGCCTTCATCCTGCACGACGAGCCCGACTTGGCGCAGCCAGGGATCAGCCTTATCATGGCCGATGAGCGTATCTACGCCTGCCACACGGACCGGCGCCCGAGGACTGTAGAAGCTACGGCCATGCATTTCTTGTTCAAGCGTGATGATTTGGCGTTGAATTGCTTGCGGAGCAATGATACCGTGCGGCACTTGTTCGCGGTTTAAGGCTAGTGCGGCTTGCCCGACGAGTTCTTGTCGGTGGCTTATAAGGACTGTAGCCAAATCAAGCTCGGCGACGATATTGCAGAATAGGACGGTTTTGCCGCCGCCTGTTGGGGCAACGACCATGACATTACGAGCACCGCGCGCCCATGCGTCATATGCACGCGTCTTTAGCTCTTGCTGGAAATCCCTTAGCATTTCGTCTCACAGTTGACAGACGCGTCAGGTTGCCTTAAAGTCCGCCCTACGTCAATACCAAACGGAGTCAATACAGTGCAAATTATGATCGACACGGCGACCGATTCGCCTGAACAACTCTATCGAATCTCGACATTTTTGCGAAGTCTATCAGAGACGCCGCCGGCCGCCGCGCTTGGAACATTGATAGAAGCGCCGTTACCTGTTGATCCAATGAATGCTCCTGTAATACTCACCGCAAACGTTATGCCGAGCTTGCCACCCGCGCCTCCATCAACCATAGCCGATATTGTCAGCGACGACGATGTAGAGGTTGAAATTGACGACGCTGGCAATGTGACGGCATTGACAACCGCAGTTGGATTGCCTGCCGCGCCGCCTCCGATTTCCGTAGACGTGACGTTTCATCATACGGCAACATCCCCTCTGCCGCCTGCGACGCCAGCGCCGCCCGGCCCGGCTGTGTCTGCCGAATTGGACAAACGCGGTTTTCCGTGGGATTCGCGCATCCATGCATTGAACCGCGCTAAAAAACTTGACGGTTCATGGAAAAACAAGCGCGGCGTTGACGCAAATCTTGTGACTGCTTGCGAGGCACAAAACAAACCGGGAAACATGTCGAGTGCACCGAATGCGTTCGCTGTCGCGCAACCTGCCGCGATTGCGACGGTTTCGCATGCTACTGGCATCCTAGCCACGTTAGCCGCCCCAACGGTTGCAAATATTGCGCCGCCTCCGCCGCCCCTTCTAAGCCCTACGGCTGGCGCTGCTGTCCTGGCTGCGGCCGCCCCAACGGTTGCAAATATTGCGCCGCCTCCGCCGCCCCTTCTAAGCCCTACGGCTGGCGCTGCTGTCCTGGCTGCGGTCGTGCCTGCGGCGATTGATTTTCGCGGCCTCATGCAGAAAATTCAAAAAGCGACGGCTGACGGCAAACTAACGGCGGATCAAGTCACTACCATACTTGCGGGTATTGGCCTTAAGCCTGAAGAAATGGCGCAACTAATCAACAATACGCCATTGATTGCGAGTGTCAACGCGGCTGTCGATAAGTGCTTAGCTTCGTGAGTTCCAACCCGCCCGCCCGGTACTATTTCCGTGCGGGAGTAGCGGCTGAGCACGTGCAAGGCAACACGTACCGATGGGTCAATCCGATTGACGGAACGCATTTAGGGTACGTGGTTGCCACGTGTGTCGAATATGAGCCGACGGTTGAACAACAGATAGCTAGGAGCAAGCGAAGTGCTTAGAACTGACAAAACGATTTGGGTAGTTGTCGCCCAACCTGACAGCGCGAATGGCTACCGGATTGCCTCGGGGCCGACGGTCATTGCGGAAAATTTAACATTCGCAACGGCGACACAGATTGTTGACGAGCATTTCGTTGTCCGTCGCATCGTGGAAACATTCGAGGAGCGGGAACACACACCAATCAGCGTTACTCGGGCGCCTCTATGACCGAAATGCATGCCCCGTGGGCTCCGTCCTCAATGTACTTGACGGTTGCGTGTCCGGGCTGGAAAAAACAAGCCAGTCTACTGCCGCCCGAACCAGAGACAGAAGCAAGTCGCGAAGGCGACGCTGGCCACGAGGTTGCAGAGCGTTATGCCGCTGCCGTCGGTAATGTTAATCTGGCGCCATTCATCGTGGGCGCGATTGCATCCAATGGCGTTGAGGTAACCGAGGAAATGATTGATGGCGCGGCGCTATGGGCTGAAGCGTTGGAAGGTTATCCAGCCAAGCTCGAACAGACCGTGCAAATCAAACGCATTCATCCGACCAAATGTTGGGGCACTCCTGATGCGCGACAATGGGCGGCAGTCACGAAAACTATCCGCGTGGCGGATTATAAATATGGCCATGGTTTCGTGGACGAATTCGAGAATTGGCAAATGCTAAGTTATGCCGTAGGCGTGGCCGACGAACTTGGCGTTTTCAACGATCCCGGCGTTAAGATCGAAATGACTGTAGTGCAGCCGCGTTATTACAACGGCAATCCAATACGCACATGGTCGATTCAAACGCAGGAGCTTTGGCATTATGCCGAGTGTATGCGTTTGGCTGTTGCCGAGGCTGAAGGGCCCAATCCGCGCGTCATGAGCGGCACGCATTGCACGTACTGCCCTGCCCGTGCGACGTGTGACACGTATCGTAAGACGATTGGCAACGCTATTGATTTTGCGGGACGTGCCGATCCAATGGTATCCACGCCGGAGGACGTAGGCCGCGAACTTAAAATTGTGCAAGAGTTCATCAAGCGGCTTGAGGCGCGCGAAACGGGACTGTCCGCACTTGCCGAAGCTATGATCCGGCAAGGCAAGCGTGTACCGTATTTCTCATTCGAACAAACGATAGGGCGGCTTGCGTGGATGGGTGATATTGCCGTTGTCGAAATGGTTGCACAACTTAATGGCAAAACTATCATGGCACCCGCTAAACCCATTACGCCGACGCAAGCACGTGACCGGAAAATACTTGACGCCCGTGTCATTTCCGAATATTCTGCCCGACCTAACGGGGCTTTTAAGTTAGTCCCTGATTCAACCAAAACACGGAGTTTCAAGACATGACAGAGCCACAAACGATTACCCCGGAACGGCAGGTTGCCGCCGCGCAGATTGGATCTGTGTTCAATTCGCTGCACGAATATCTCAATACCTTGCAGCACAAAAACGACGATGGGCAGCGGCTCACGTCTGTACCAATGGAACACGCGCGCAAGGCCATTGAAGAAGCGTCATTTTGGGCAATCAAGCACGTGCTGATGTACGGCATACCGACGCCGCCGAAGGCCGCCAATGATACGCCGAGCGAAGGCGCTGAAGCCGCACAGACAGACGCGACGGCCGACAACAGCAATACACCAACCGGCGCGGACGCGCAGCCGCCCACTACGCCCGCAGAAGCTACCTAACCCGCTAGGAGCCGCAACTATATAGCGGGGCAAGGGCAACGATTAACCACAGCAGGAGTTTTTGAGACATGACGACTAAAGCAGTAGAATTCACCACGCCGCCAGGGCAGCTTGTTTGGGGTTCATTGTACGAGCCGCGCGACACGGACTTTGACGGCAATCCCCTCGTTTATAAAAAGGGTGTTGACGCCGGTAAACCGTATGTGATGTACGACTTCGGCGTGGCCGTCCCAAAGACGCAGGCGCACTTCGCCAATGAGCCGGGTTGGGGCCAACTTGCGTGGGCGACTGCTCACGCAGCGTTTGCGGGCGGCGACAAGTCGCCCGCTATGGCGCCAGAATTCTCATGGAAGATTACCGATGGCGACTCGACACGCATTCCGCCTAAGAGCAAATCTAAGGTTGCGCCCTGCGACCGTGAAGGCCACAAGGGTTGCTGGATCTTGAAATTTTCCTCGCAGTTTGCACCGAAGATTTATGATGCGTCCCGCAACGTCGAGAACCCGCCCGCGCTCGACACCCCAAACGCCGTGCTGCCAGGCGACTATGTGCAGGTTGCTGGCACAATGGCCGGCAACACAGGTAATTCGCCTGGAATTTACCTTAATCATGCGGCCGTCGGCCTGAAAGGCTATGGTAAACGGATCGAGTCGGCGGGAGTCGATGTAAAGGGCAAATTCGGCGGCGCTCTGCCTCCTGGCGCGTCACTCACGCCTCCGGCAGGCTTTGTTGCGCCCGCCGTGCCGGCCGCTCCTGCGCTTTCTGCGGCGCTTCCGGCTACTGCGCCTGCGCCGTACGTGGCGCTTCCGGCTGCTGTGCCGCCCGCTGCCGCCCCTACGGCCGTTGTGCCCGCGCCAGCCATTATGGGGATACCTACTATACCCACCGTTCCGGCCGCGCCCGCTGCAACCGCCATGCCTCCGCAACCACCCGCTACGCGCCCTTCGCATAAGGGCTTCCCGATTGATTCCTATCTGGCAAGAGGCTGGACAATCGATCAATTGCGCGTGGACGGGTATACAGGTTGACTGGAGCCGGCGAAGCGGTATTGTTGCGACGGCCATGAGATATTAACGTTGCCCGACGGACGTCTCTCGTGGCCGTATTGCGATGAAAATTGCATTCCATTCTAGATGATACCTGTAGCTGATTTTGAAACTGTGTCATTTGCCGGCTACACATGGACGTGTCCGGCCGACGATAACTTAGGACGTTGGGAATCGCTACCCGGCTTCTCTAATCAAAAACGCGGCCTTGAAGCTGTCGGCACGCGCGTCTACGTCGAACATGAGACGTTCTACCCGCAGTTACTCGCTTATGATTTGATGCCACAGTACGGCGGCGCGTTTGCCGTCCAGTGGGAATACGGCCAGTCTTTCGACATACTCGCGCCGCTGTTCGACCACGTCGAGCGCGGCGGCTTGCTCGAATCGCACAATGCCGAATTCGAGCGCGAAGCGTGGAACTATTTTTGTGTGCCGAAATGGCACTGGCCGCGCCTGCATATCGAGCAACAGCGGTGCAGCGCAGTCAAATGCCGCGCGGCCGGCTATCCGGGTAAACTCGCCAACGTGGTTGAAGTTCTTGACACGCCTATCAAAAAGGACAAGGACGGCGGCCGGCTCATGAAGCTGTTCAGCATTCCGCGACAGCCGACTAAGAAAGATTCACGCGTCATTACACTACCGCATGAAGCACCTGAAGAATGGGCGAAATACAAAGCCTACAATCTAACGGACATACGCAGCGAGTATCAGGTGTCCGAGCGCGTGCCCAATTTGCCGCCCGATGAGCAGCGCCGATGGTTTCTCGATCAGCAAATCAATGACCGCGGTATGGCGGTTGATTCCAAGGGCATTGAGGATTGCATATCCATCGTTGAGCAATCGTACCATCGTTACGGCGAAGAATTCCGCACATTAACAGGCGGCATTGAACCGACTGAACTGCAACAGCTTAAAGGCTGGTGCGCAGCGCGCGGCGTCGACATGTATGACATGACCGAAAAAACAATTGACGCGATGATTGAGCGTCTAACGCCCGGGCCGCTTGAGCCTCACAGAAACCTGCCCGTGCTGCGCGCTCTTACCATTCGCCAATTGCTCGGCAGTGCGAGCGTCAAAAAATTGTATGCTCTGCGCGCCATGACTGCGAGCGATGGCCGAGTGCACGGTATGTACATGATGCACGCCACGCACCACGGCCGGACAGGTGGGTATGGTCCACAGCCGGCGAATTTATACAAGGGCGACTGGCATACGCCCGAAGAAGTAGACGCCGCCTTGGCTGTTATAGCTACACGGAGCCTCGCGGCGGTTGAGGCGACTTATCCGAATCTTGGCGCTCTCGATGTGGTCAACAATTGCTTGCGTTCGCTGTTCGTGGCCGGCCCTGGCATGCAACTCGTATCGTCAGATTATTCCGCAATTGAGGATGTGGTACTTGCCGCACTCGCGGGTGAACAATGGGTGCTCGACGTGCATCATACGCACGGCATGATTTACGAAGCGCAGATTGCGCGCATGACCGGCGTACCATTTGAGGACTTCGTCAAACATCGAACTGACACGGGTGGCATAGCCACGTATGACGCCGCGGGCCGCCTTCTATCGATCAAAGGCGGCAAGCACCATCCGCTCCGCCAGCAAGGTAAGCTAGCAAAATTGAGCGGCGGTTATGCGTCATGGATCAATGGATGGAAGAAATTTGGCGCGGACGAATATTATGACAGCGATGCTGAAATTAAGGCGGCTATCCTCGATTACCGTAGTACTGTTCCCAACACGGTTGAATTTTGGGGCGGCCAGACACGCAACAAATTCAATCGCGCGCCGGACGGCAGTTATGAACCCGAGCGAGAGGAACTGTACGGCCTTGAGGGCGCCGCAATTCGCGCCGTGCAGAATCCCGGGCAGTGCTTCCGCGTAGGGCTTATATTGTTTCAGCTTGGCTCTGATGATTGTCTGTACATGGTATTGCCGAGCGGCCGATTTATTCAGTACCACACTCCGCGCCTCGCGCCGGCCACGCGGCAATGGGCGAGCCCGTGGGAACTCGCGCTTACCTATTGGGGCTGGAACACGAACCCCGAAAAGGGCCCGCCCGCGTGGATACAAATGGATTTGTACGGCGGCGTGCTCACGCAGAACGCGACCGGCGGCACTGCGCGCGATATCATGATGCACGGGATGGAGAATTGTGCCGCCGAAGGGCTTAATATAGTAATGCATACCTATGATGAAATTGTGATAGAGCAAGGTATGCAGTATAATACTACGGTTGAGCAATTAGAGGCATGCATGAATGACTTACCGACCTATGCAAAAGGATGGCCGATATTCGCCCGCGGAGGATGGCGCGGTCCCCGTTACGGCAAATGGAGTTAGGGCGGCGAAGGCGCGAGAACACCGTAAAACACAGAAACATAAAGCTTGGCGCGCTGGCCATCAACAACGCAATCGCGATAAATTAAACGAACGACAACGAATGTGGCGAGCTAGCCCTGAAGGACGCGCATACACTGCGGCGTATAATGCTAAATATAAATTATTGTACGGTGAGAAAAAGAAACTTCAAAGTCGCGCGCATCGACGGGAAAAAATGGGACTGCCTGAGCCAACACGACCGGAACCTATAAATTGCGAATGCTGCCAGCGTCCTTCTACTTCGCGAGGTTTTGCGTTAGACCACTGCCACAAAACAAAAATTTTTCGGGGGTGGCTATGCGGACCGTGTAATTTAGCCATCGGAAACTTGGGCGATAATCTCGCCGGCCTCATGCGAGCGGTAGAATATTTACGCCGCTTTGAATGTAACTAAGGCGCGTCGTTCATCTGCTTTTTAAGTTCTGCCACACGGCGCTGCAAATATGCTATTTCGGCGTCGGCGTCACGGGCGCGAGTGAGGATGGCCCCTGAAGGATTGTAGCTTGGTCTGACTCCACGCTGGGCGGCGTCGTCTCTAGTTGGGGCTGTTGCGACGGCGTCGGCCGAGGGCAGTGGAACACTACCGGCGGCGCGCTCGCACACGAGGCCAATATCAGCAACGGCAGGAATTGAAACAACCTGTTTATAAATAAGCGCATTTTGAGTCTCTGTAGTTTGAGCGTGAGAATCATCGGCAGCGACAATTGCATTATCTTTCGCGACGACACGGGCCGCCGCGGCTATGTCCTTCGCATGCTGCACATGCCGTTCGTGCAGCGTATAGCCGCCGAACAGACCGGCCGCAAGTAGAATAACGGCAAGATACGAATAGAGCTTAATTGGCGTCATGGTTGCAGTCCGGGGTTTTGTCGTCATGCACAGTGAGCCAATGATACACGCCGGTAATCGTGGCCGAAAACGTGGCCCACGTGGCGAAATTCATGTCGCTGTGGAACTTGTACAGAAACACAGTCGCAGCGATCCACGCGATTGTAACTAGCCCCATGACTAGCCAATCGCGTATATCGCGAGCCTGAATTATTTCAGGAAGTGCCAAATGACCAAACCGCCAGCCACGAGCAAACTCGTTGCAATCTTGCCGGCGTTGTTCTTGATGAACGCGGCTAGCTTGCTCTGCGTAACGACTACGTCGGTCTTGGCCGTCGACAGCGCGGCTTTGACTTTCGTCAGGTCGGCCTTAGCGACGACAGCGGCTTGAGATACATCCGCCTTAATGGTCGCAATGTCTGCTTTTACGATAGGCGTCTCAGCGGTCACGAAAGCGGCAGCCTTGGACAGCGCGCCCTCAACAGCAGCTTCAGTAGCTTTCACATTTGCGAATGGGTTGTTGTTGGACATGTCATAATCTCCTGATGAAACGAACGCCGCGGATTATACCGCAGATGTAATGCCGATCATAGCTGTCTCATCCACGCGGCGTGTTACGAGGCCGCCTAGACGCTTCCCGCCTGCAAATTCCCAGTCGAGTAGATGGGCACGGACTCCGGCCCAATCGCCTGCCTCGACGCATTTACGCACGGTTGAATGCTGGTAATTGCCTGAGCCTTCGTTATAAACGAAATCTGTCAGTGCGTCTTGAGCGCCGGCCGGCCATGTCACGCTGGGCGACAGCGCGAGAAGCTGCGCCCGGGCACGGTCGAGTTTGACGGCTAGGGCCGCATCGCACTGCGCGTAGGTCCATATGAGGCCAAGCACGATTTCGGGGCCTGTCGTCCCATAACCAATGGTCGGCACTGGCGGCTTGGCATTGGTATCTAGGTACGCCGTAACCGTGCCATCGTGGTTGTCAGTCGCGCGGCCCTCACGAGCTTTGACGAAATCAATGAGGTTCAATGGTGGCCACCGCGCGAAAAGTAGTCGACTGCGGCTCCAAGGCCCGCGCCTAGGACCGCGCCGACCGTGGATAGCGCCGCGACGAATCCGCGCTGTTTGGCCTGTGTGATTTGTAACCGCTGCACAGCTTCGCCTAACCGTTGGTCGTCTATGACGTGCGCGGCAAGTGCGCTCTGCGTACTTGTCACATGGCCTTTGAGTTCGCCGATATCGCCCTTGATATCGAGCAATACGCCCATTATGGCTTCGTTTGAAACTTCGTTCATATCAATGCCCTATTGCACGCCACGAGGTAAAATTACCCGAAGCTCCATTGGTGAGAGTGAATTGTGTGCGGCTCGATGCAGGATTGGACACGTTGATAGTGCCATTGCTCGGTGAAGCTGTCGCAACGATTGCAAAACACGCCGTTGGAAATGGGATCGGAAATGTAACGACCTGGCCGCCGCCTGAGGATGGTCCCGCATAACCCCATTGCTCGATGACACCGCTCGGCCGGATTTCATATCCGTTACCTGTCAGCGAGCTAGTGCCGGTGACGGCCCGGTCAACATACTGTGTCGTCGCGAGCTTGAGTGAATTGTCATTGGCGGCTGGCGTCGGTGCAGTCGGCGTACCTGAGAATATCGGCGAAGCCTTGAGCGCATACAGCGACAATGCGGCCGTAATCGCCGCTTGCACCATAGCCGTCGAGGCGATTTGTGTCGTGTTGCTAGTAGCGCCTGCTGTTGGCGTCGTCGGCGTGCCGGTTAACGCAGGGCTGTTGATCGGCGCAAGACCCGCCGTTGAGACGCCCGTATTTTGTATATTCGTGCCATCACAATAAATCGACGTGGGCGCCGTGGTACCTGTCGCGGGAATTGTAACGCCCGTGCCCGCGGCCGTTTTGGCTGTCACGGTAAAAGCGCCCGTACAGGAATTCGACACGATCCACGATTGCCCGTCGTTGGTTGGAAATACGACGTTGACGTTCGCGCCAAGTGTTCCCGACAATGCGACATACGGCAATGCGGATTGTAGCGCGGTCAACGTCACGTTTGACGATGCGAGCGCTTGCGCAGCCGCACCGACACCAGCGGCCGGCAACCAACCCGCGCCGCCCGTGTCAGGATCGGTCGTATTACCGCTTACCTGATTGATCCAAAGACCATCGCCGTTGGCATTCACAAGAACGACGCCAACCGGGTAACCAGAAATGTCAGCCGATAATGTAGCGTTATAAGGCGACAGAGCGCCGGCCGCGAAATTAGCGCAGTAGGCCGATATCATCCACAGAATACCGTTCATTTCCTGGCCAAAAAATGGCAGGCCGCCTGAAGCTTCCGGGGTCATGGTGTTCGGCGGGAAACCATCTGTGAACGACGCGGAATTGATCGTTGTGGAAATCTGTGACGGCACAGGAATCGGCAACTTAATATAAGTTGGATTCGCGGCGCCGACGCCCCACGGCACGGAAATCAACAGCGGAGTTACGAGAGTACTTGGCATAACGCTATTCTACTATGGCGGGACTACGATTGTCACGGAAACGCCCGGAGGCGTCGGGATAACGCCCGACTGTTCGAGTATCGCCAATTGGATTGCAGATGGCTTGAAACTCAGGTTATATGAAATGGCCATCGGCCCCGTGTTGAGTACCCACGCGGTACCCGGACCGTAAAGATTTTGCAAAATCTGATTGATAGCCGGCGCGGTTGTCGCTGCAATATTCGCGAATGCCTTGGCAAGAATCAATTGCCGGTATGCATCGTCGCCAAGCAAATATGCGGTCGTTGCGTTGTACCCCGTGTACATTGCACCCCCAACGGGCGGCCCGGGCGGCTGATTGCTGCCCATGCTTTGCCAATCAGGTGGCGACCGCGTGCCATTGTCGAATCCTACGTAGTCGGTCGTGTTCGGGATCTGTAGCAACCGCGACACGCCGACAATCTTGCCCCATACGTCGAGGCCGAAACCGACAGCCGTGTCAACATTCCAAACGAAATTGTAGAAATTGGCAAAGTTTGCCGATTGGTCGATGTACTGATTGAGATTATTAACTAGCTGCAAAATGATTGGGCTGTTCGCATATTGCGAAATAACGGTAGCTTCAAAGTCAAATTCAGTGCCAACGGCCGGTATGCCCGTCGACATGACAAAACTGACAATAGTGCCAGCGGCAACGGGAGTACCGGCGCTTGGATTTTGTGCCTGTACTGTATTGGGTGGAACAATCATGGACGGCGCTGAACTGATCGCACCAACCACAAGACCAAGACTGAGCAAAGCGTTAATTGCATCCGTCCGCGATAGGCCGAATATATCCGGCACGCGAAGCGACGGCAGACCCGAGGATACAACTAAGTTGATGCCAGAACCGCTAGAAGCGAATGAGCCGGCCGCGGGCGACTGACGTATGACATTGCCGGCAATTATGGTGCCGCTGGCTTCATACGTGACCGTACCTACGATAAAACCCGAGGCCGATAGAATGGCAGGTGCAACGACAGAGAGCGACGTGTTGGCAACGCTAGGGACTAAAACCCCTTCGTACTCCGTGAGATTGACCATACTACCTGTTGGAACAATGGTTCCCCCTATAGGGGACTGCAACGCAACTTGGCCGGGGGGACTTCCGGCAATAATCGTTACAGTTCCAACGACAAGATTTGCCGCTATGATCGCAGCACGCGCCGGAGCGTCAAATAATCCTTCGACATTCGGAACGGTCGCCGTACAGCTAATCGTCGGAAACGCATTGATGGGCGGCGTATAGTTTGAAGTCTGCCGAGCAATACCTGCCGTAATCCTTAGCTCATCTATTTGCACGGGCGGCGAAGAATTGCTCAATTGCGCCCACGATCCAATCACTACATTCGTGGCACCACTATGCGTGTAGTGTGCGGGTGTCCATAGAGTCGTAGATGTTCCTGCGACTCCATCGAGATAGACTGTTGTCACGCCCGCATTATTAAAAATTCCTATGCGATGCCATGTATTCGCGGTCATCGGCCCAGTGGCACTAAGCGTTACCCCGGAGCTAAAAGCCGAATTATCCGTGACGTTGACGTATCCCGTTATTCCATCATTGTTGAGCCCCGCAAAGACAACAACATCGGACGACGCCCCGCTAGTCTGCACTCCGCCGTAGTCAATAATGGGAGACTGTTGTGCCCCGTAGACAGTTATGTATGTGGCACATTCAATAGACCAGGACGAATCAGCAAAAATATCAAGCGGCGATCCTGCCGCATATGGAACAGCGGTTGCAAAACTACCAAGATGATTCAGACCCGCAACGGCCAGTGACGCTGTGCCAAAAAGCGGATTACTCGTAGTCAGCGATGCGCCCGTTCCTTGAACTACCGTGTTTGCGTAGTTCGATAAATCGGGGTAGGCCGTAGATCCATTTGTGCCATCGAATGGCAGTAGCAAGACTACATCATTGAAATTTATGTCACATGACGGACCTGTCAAATCGGAAATTGGACCCCAGTACATCGCACTGGCGCGCGTTGCGGTCGTAGGCACACCACCCGAATATCCACGCATGGCTGCCGCCCACGTGAGAAGTGTTGCCGCGCTCACATAGGGGGTAAGATCAAATGCAGGCGTACAGGCAAACCACGGGCCGGTAGCACCATTACGCGCGTACACCGTCAGCATTGTCCCGGATAGCGCGGCGGCAACGGATAACGGCAACGTTCCGTCGTGAGCAAAACGTGGAATAGATAAAAGATCAACAGGCGTCGTATAAGATGCGCCACCGTTATTAATGATGACGTTGACTTGGGAAAGTACTTGCGGTGTACCCGCGCTCAAGAAAAATTCAAGCGTGAAAAAATGAGTTCCGTCTAGGCCAAATCCCGGCTCAAACTGTGCGCCTAAACTGTAGTATTCACTATCTGCGGGAATGTCTATGGCGACATAACAATTATCCGTTTGTGCGCCCGACGTGGTCGATACAAACAGAAATCCCGTTGTCTCATGATTGGATATTTGTGTGGCGCGTGCTTCGCCGCTACCAACGGAATAGCCGCCGAAACTATTTGAATCGGGCGGCGTCGCCGTGATCGTAAATTCAGACGGACTAAGAAGCGGAGTTGAACCTGAGAATGACATTACGGCGATACCGCGATATTGACGGCCGTTATCGTTGGCTCTTGGTCAATGCCCATTTGCAAACTTGCATTGCCGACACCCGAGTTAAACCCGATAGTGATAGTCAAAATCGAAACCTCAGGACCTATCGCTTGAACTGGACCAAAGTATCGAGATGCGAGAACTTGCGCGCCTATACGCTCGCGCAGACTTCCGGGTGTCCCCCCTGTGAATTGTGCAATGATGGCTTGTTGTACAAGCGTATGAATGTTCGAGGGCAACAACGCGCTGGCAGCCAATGTGACGGCAAAGAAAATCGGCGTCGCAACCGGGTTGATGAAATTGACTGTATACGCCGGCACTGGGATGCTGTACCCACTATTGTCTGTTACGGTTTCTGATACGAGTGTCGCACCCGCACTGCCGGCCGCAGTCTGATAAGCGGCGCCGATGTTTGTGGCGCGCCATATGGCATTAGCCACAAGTTGTGCAGCGCCGCCTGTCACGGCCACGTAAACCGAATGTGCAGCGACTGGATAAGCAGTCGAGTTCGGGTTGTTGTTGATGGGTCCTGAAATGACCGCGCCCGTATTGTTTTGTGTGACAAATACATCGATAACGTTGGCTACGCTGAAGCATGCAGCGTAGATCGCTGGTATCGAACCTTGTGCATTGATCCCGACAGACTGTTGCCGGCGATATTCAAATGCAGCCGGCGACTCGACGTTAGCACCAATCGTACCGGCCGCAGAATTGTTGACCGACTCCCAACCGTTGATTCCTCGATAAATGATCGTGACAGTATTAGGCGGGCACGCGATTGGTCCCGCAATGATATTAGCAAACGCCAATGTAATCGAACCGCCAACCGGAATATTTCCAGCTTGCGTACATGAATAAATGTTTCCGCTCGTGTCTTGCGCAAGCGCTCCGACTGGAATGGGCGTACCGAACGCGCCGACACATTGCAAATTTACCGTGGTAGGTACGGCGCCTTTGCGATTCATGAAATAGATACGGCCGATTGCGTCCTGCATGAATCCCGTTGCCGTGTCAGGATCTACTTGGTTGACAAACGTGGCGAATACCGTGTTACCATTCGCAATCATGGCGGCCGTGCTTGAACACAATTGGCCTTGCGGAGAGTTCAATGCCGGGTTGAGATTGCCGCCAAATGCCGCATTGTAATCTTGCTGCACGCCGGCCAAAATGGCAGCCTCTTGCGGTAGCACAAGACCTGTAGGCGTGAATACCGGCGAAGGTACATTAGTTGTGTCTACCATGTTCCTATAGTCCTATCGTCTGCGTCTGATGGTTGATATCGGTAAACAAAACTTGCCCCGTGGCTTCGCGTGTCGCGGCCGAATATGATTCAATAATGCACGTCGCAGAAACAACGCCAGGCACTGTCTTTGCAGCCGTTACAAACTGTTCTTGGAATACTGGGGCGGGCGGCGTCTTGCCAAAAATCAGTCCAAAGTAATCCACACCTAACGATGTGTCGTAGTATACCTCACCGAGCACAGTACGGCACGCGCTAGCCACGTCTTGCGCGAGCGCATAGGGCGGCGCAGCAACGGCAATGTTGCCAAAGGCGTCGAGGGTCAAATCCCACGAGCCTACATCGAGCAATAAAGTTGAGAACGGCGCGGCCATGTCAGACACCCCATTTTGTATGTAGGTAGGATTCCACTGATTGAATTTCGGTTAGCGTTAAAATCCTATCGTATATGACCAGTTCCGCGGTGTCGCCTACGATATCTTCAGCACCAGAAGCGGCGTTGAACCCGAAAGAATTCGTTACATTAGTAATAGTTTGAAAATTCGTTCCGCTTGAATCATTGGCCTGCGATATACGAATGGCATAATTACCCGTCGTGCCGTCGTAAGTCGCATTGAACTGTACGGCTGTGTTAGGCGCCAATGCTGAAGATTCACCAATAATAATTACAGCGGCCTTAACTAACGCAATTTTGTTGTTAGTGGAATCTTGCCCGATCTGATACGCGCCATTCGGACCTGAAATATTGAACGCTTGCGTACCACTCGCTTTAGTTCGCACCACAAAAAACATTGTGCTTTTAGGAAGATAGATTGGCGTAGAGAAAAATACACGTCCCGAAGTAGCGCCCGGCCAGGTATAAACATTCTTGCCGTTTAATTGCGTCGCCGATAACACTACACCTGATCCTGATTGAAATCCTGCATGGTTTTGGCTAGAGGGGCCACTATCAACTAGACGCTGAATCGGATAACCCACCGTCGTCAAAGGAATATCAGCCTGCCACCAATAGCAAAGATCAGGAATCGTTGCAGGTATGCCCGGACTGCCGCCCGCAATCGTCAATGTGGCGTTCGGCGTTGCGCCTGATACCACGCCACCAACTACAGTAAGCGATGTGGTGCCTGCCACCGTCGTCGTACCGTCCGTAATTGACAGTGATCCGCTGCTAGGTATTGCCCATTTGAGTCCTAAGGCTTGCGTGCTGTCCGCAGTTAAAACTTGTCCGTTACTGCCAATAGGCACGCGTGCAACTGTCGTACTGTAGCCGAATAGATCGCCCTTCGTGGTCAACGGTGAGCCTGAGCTTGAGCCATTCGCCGCTGCTGTTATGATCCCTGCGGCGTTCACCGTCGCGTTCATGTTCGTATAGCTGCCTGCCGTGACTCCTGACGGGCCAAGCGCTGATGTGGGAATGCTGGCCGCTGGCACAGTCACGGGGCCTGTGGAAACTACCAGCGACCCAAATGACCCAATGGGCGCCGACACTTCCGTACCCGAGGTAATTATTCCGTTAACGTTTAGCGTGCCATCCATTTGCACATTGCCGATCACATGCAGCGTTGCTTGCAGCGTGGTAGCGCCACTGACTGCGAGCGGACCTGACACCATGTTAGCCGGCGACTGAATCAATACCGCGGTCGGTGACAGAATGGTGATGCCCGATGAATTGAGCTTCACGTACTGTGTTGGCGGCGTGTTTAGAACGCCCCCAAAGTAGACGCCATCTGACCACGAGAACCTACGTTTACTTCCCGGATTTGCAAGTCCCTTCGCCGAAATGACGGCCGAGGAGTCTCGCGAGGCAAACACCATGACGCCAATGTCGCCCACGACGGGATCCAGAATAATACCGCTCGTGCCGCCTTGCGCGCGAAAGTATGGCCGCGCCGATATGACCCCGTGGGGTACCGAGATATTCGCACCCGTCATGAGATTGACGAGTACTTGCACGTCCACCGTTTGTGCGCCCGTGTTGACGGCCTTGACTTGGACAATCGACACGGTTTGCATTTCCTCGGTTGCACGGTCGATGATAAACGCCAGCGTGTTGAACTCGCTTGCATCACTGAACGGGTTGGCTTGACCTACGGCGCTCATGCTGCGGGCACCGCATTAGGGGGATAGAGTTTCATATCAGTGAACCACGCGCCGCCGGGCTTCTGACATTCGAGCGTATGGGTCAGCGGACCTATGACCCAATCCCCATCGGCCAGGCTGTTGAGGGTCTTGGGCAGCGACGGGTCAATAACCACGTCGCTACCTTGAATCGTTATCGGCCCATTCTGCCGGAATGCAGGATTGAACAATGAACGGACGTTGAGGTACCCATTGCCGAGCACTTCCGGGTAGCCGACGAGCCCTGACGTTGGTGTCAATACCCATGTGTCAACATTCTTGCGCGCTACGCCGGCCGGCGAGATGACGAGCAAGTTTTGGTTTTCCATGGCGTAGTAAATATTCGCATCCTGACACAGCTTGCGCAATTGGCTCGTGAGAGTGCCCGAGTAGTACGCCCCCGTGAGCGTACCGGTCACACCGTCATTCTCAAAAGCCATAGACATTTTTGAAGCGAGATTGGCCACGATATCAGCCACGTTGGCTGTGCCAGGATAGGCCGTCGGATTGGCCGCCGTAAGTTGGTCAAATCCGGCTGACTGTGCATGAACGAATAAACACACGTCGGGCAAGTTCGAGTAGTCCGGCCCGGCCTGAAATATTTGACCTGAGAAAACGAACGTAAAACCATTGCCGCTATCCGCCTCAATCTGCACCGTATTGAATGAAAACTCAGGTTTGCCGCCCTGCACAGGCACAATGGCCAGTGCGTTCATGTCTTGCTGCGCAAGTCCGTAGATACGCAATGATGCCTCGGGAAACGCCGGCAACCCCGAGCCTTTGATTACCGCGGACATGCGCAGTCCAGACACTTGCAGTTTATTCGCTGTCGTGCCCGGGAACACAGCATTGCTGCCTGTTAACGTGAATGTCACACGCAGATTTTTGACTGTGTAACTAGATGCTGGCAAGGTCAGATGCCTCAAGATAAAGCAACACGAATTGCGATCCGAGACCCGTATAGTACGGTGGCGCTCCGTTAAATGTTGGCGGGCCGCCTTCGGTCGCAGTCGTGTCTAGAAACATGAAATCACCGACCACACCAAGATACTGTCGGTCGAGCAATAGCCGTGTACGGTCGAGACAACGCGCCGTATTGATGATCGGCACGCCGCCTACAATCAAGTCAAAAAATAGCCCGGCCGCTACCCCGTATTCATCGACAATCGGTTGCTTTTGATAGATAGCAATTTGGCAACTCTGATTGTCGAGCACGATTGAAAGCGTCTGCGATGCAACGGCGCTCACTGGTATTTGCAGCATAGGGCTAACCTGTCGGCACGGGCGGCGTGATGGCCGTCAACGCGCTTTGTTGTATGGCCGTCGTCGGCACGGTCGATTGACTCAATCCCTGATTCGTCGCGGGAAGAGCACTCGGTACACTCGCGTTATTCGTAGGCGTCGCCGTCGTGCTGTACTGCGCGGCAATTTGAGCTATCTCGATGAAGTAGACTTCAACATCAAAATAAAACGCGTTACCTACACCACGTCGTGACAGTTCGGCACGGTTCACACTGACATTGTTGTACGATTTTTCAGGCGTGCGAATCGTGTATAGATTGATGTTCTGTTGTGCGACGATGGCGTCAATCTGCGCCAGGAACGTTGTGCGGGCACTGAGTGAGCCGCCCTTGGTCAATACGACCGAAGTTTCCGACGGCAACCCGACACGATTGTACGTACCGAATTGCCCCGACTGAATTGGAAAGTTCGATATACGGTTCTCTTTGCGCCAACCGAAATCTTGCACGCTGTCGGCGTTCACGACGAGATTGTTGGCGCTGTCGAATATACCCCACACGGGCGCTGCCTGCGTAGCCTGCCAAAGCGTGTCGGGGTTGGCGGCAAACCCAAGAACGGGCGGCGCTAACACTCCCGCGAGCGGTGAGCGGGCCAACTGCGGGACGCCAGGCAGATTGGCAACACTCGGAAACTGCGGAATGTGCACGGTGATAGAAATACCGAGTCCTGCGCCCCAACCTTGTGTAATGAATGCCATGATTAGCTCTGTCCCGTGTCGGCTTGTGTGACTGAGAACTTACGTTGAATCGCGGCCGGTACTTGTTCGGCTACAGCACGCGGGTCTGCGCTTGCCGAATGTATGTTGATCGTATCAATCTCTACGGTCGTCGTACTGCCAGCGGCAGGCGCGGCACGCGCGACGCCCGGGCCGCTTTCATGCGTGGATATGGCGAGCGCCAATTGTTTGATGTCAGCTTCGGTCAGTTCGTTCTTGCCAAGCCGGTTGCGCACGTCCGCGGTATATGCGGGGATATTATTTCTGACATTGTCGCCGCCTTCGTACGCATCAATGATGGCATCGACCGTTTTAAGACCACGTTGCATCTTGACGCGTAGATCTTTTTCTAGCGCGTCGCGGCCTTCTTCAAGCGTTGCATATTTACGTTCAACGCCGCTTTTATCGAGTATGTTGCCCGGGTTGTTAAACCGCGCCGCCTTGCTGCCGGCTGGCGGCACGTAGTTTATACCCACATCGGGGCTTACTTGCGGCGTGGCAGCGCCGGTATTGCGTGGCGCGGCGACAGCCGCCCCTGGCGTGGGCGGCGCAAGTAAATCGAGTCCTTTGCCATATAACTTGAACATGAAATCGAAATATTTGCCAATCGCAGAGTCGTTTACGGTTTTGACCCAAAAACTAATACTGTTGCCAATAGCCGAAGCAATGTTGCCGATGACACGCATTACCTGCCCGACACGGTCAAGACCACCCGTATTCTTGAATTCATCCATGAGTTTTGATACTTCGGTAAACGCGCCGCGAACTGCCGGCGTGAGCACATTGAGAACTTTTTGGCCGGCCGCCTCAATCTGTATGCCGACATTACGCCAGTATTCTTGCAACTGTTGCGCTTCACGTATCGAAGCTTCGGTCACGCCGTTATTTTTCTCTGCTAAGCGCAATTGGTCCTCACGGAGCGCTTTGGACTGCACGAGATAATTTATTTCACCTTGCGATATCCCGACTTGCTTAAACATCGTTTGTTGATAAGCGCGGCCGTACTGCGCAGTCTTGTCGGCAAGTTCTTCAAATATTTCACCCTGATCGCGTAAGTTGCCGTTGGCGTCGCGAATGTTTACGCTACGGGCACGCAAGAATTGCAACAGCGCGGACTGTTCGCCCGTCGTTGTCATTTTCTGGAAATCTTCGGTTAATTGAGAGAACGCAGATTGCGCGTCTGTCGCGTCGCCGCCAGCCAATTTGACGGCGTTGCCCCATTTGTTCAGTTCGTGGGCGCTCATGCCTATGTTGGCGGCCGTACGCCCCAACGCCGCCTCACCGCTATTAAGGCCGCTCAGGAATTTGGTAAATCCTGACACCGACTCAAAACCAAGAAATAAGCTCGCGACCGTGCGGCCAACTTCGGTTAACGACTTCGTGATTGCGTCGGCCGCTTCTTTTGATTTGCGGGCCGTCTCGGTCGTCTCTTTCTCGGCTGTCTCGCGGCCTTTTTTGTAATTACTGGCGTCAAGACCGAGTAGAACAACAAGAGAGTCAATTACTGTTGCCAATTTATTCAGCCTGCGTGACGCGTCGGTTGTATGAATCGACCGCGATAACTTCGCAGATTTGAAACAAGTCGCCTACACCATAGACCGACTGCAATTCGTATAGCGTAGCTTTGCTCGTAGAGATTACCACACCACACATAGGCGGTAAATTAGGATAATCAATCAGGCCGCCCGCGCGCGCTGAAGGTAGGGTTAATCCGTACTCAGGGCGGCGACGGCCGGAGAAAAACCCGTGTGTAATTTCACGAGGGCCAAGTGTAGCGTCAAGAAGGTTTTGATTTCTTCGACCACACAGTTCGGACCGGGCCGGATTGGCTGCGCTGGGTGCTTCGGGTCATGCTGATAAGCGGCCTGCGCTAACATCTCGTCCAGCAAGGGCCGTAGGGCCGCGTGCGGAGCCTGTAGAAGAGCCGTCACGCCGAAGCCAGCTAATCCCGCCCATCCCGTGGCCATGGCTCCATCAGGCAGCGTAACGCCGCTAGCGGCCAACGCTAGGAGCGCCCGCAGTGCCCAATCTTGACCACTATACGCGTCCATTTCGGTGAGCACAAAGGTTTTGCCGTTGTCGCGTTCGCCGGCAGTTTCAGAACGAACGCCAGGAATAATCAGACGTTCAACACGTCGCGTCATGAGGTCAACTCCTATACCCGTGGTGCGGGCAAATCAACTAGACGTTGGACACATCAACAGTGTCCCAAGTAATCTCGTATTCCTGTGCCTCGAATAGCTTTTTGGCGTTCGGCACAGCCGATGACTCAGTCAGAGTGCCGTTAGCGCATGCCCACGCTTTACCGAGCGATGGCGCCCAAATAGAACCCTCGGTTGCTGGCAAGTCATCGCGTGCCGCGTTCAGTGCGCCGAGCCATTGGTCAAAAATGTCGATGGCCGGGCTGTCGGGCATCAAGTGAATTTTCATGACCACGAGATACGGAGTGAACCCTGAGGATTTGCGGCCGTCAACGCCTTTCTTAGCTTCGGCCGGCTTGACGTTCGCCGTATCAAACGCGTCATCGACTGCGTAACCTTGTAGAACAACTGGACCCGAAAACACACCCGGAATGGTCAGAGTGAATTCACTATTCGCCGAGGTAATGAAACGTGCCATGTACTATTGCTCCGGGTTACAGAACATCGACCGATGACATGCTGATTTGCTGCACGCTGCCACCGTCGGTGTAGTAGAAATTGATCGTAGGCGTACCGCGCCCGCCGCGTACGATGGCGCCCGGGTCGAGAATCTGCAAGTACCAACCCGTGTTCTGAATCGTGGCTGTTGCGCTCAGATCGCCCGTCGCACTGTTGAGCGCGGCCGACTGTGCCGAGGAAAGCGTCACGCCCTTGACGATACTGCCGAAGTTCAACCCTTGTTTGATGGGGTCGAGCAACGCGCTACGAATCAGATTGAACCCACGGGTAACGTACGGCACGGCTGGCACGTTCGCCAGTAGATTCATCAAAGCCAATTGGAATTGGCTATTGAGGTAAATCTGATCGATGTAAGTATCAAACCAACGGAACGCTCCCGATATTTGGCCGGGCTGATTCTGCGTAAATTGCTGGTTAGCTGTCGCAAAGGACGCATAGCAATTATAACCGTTCGCGATCAGGTTGTTGTAAACCGTCTCATTAGTCACTTGCGCCGTGAGTCCTGCTTGGCCACGGAACGCCGCTATTGTACGGCCGTTTTGCTGATTGAAATTGATGGACGCGGCAATGGCCGTTTGGAACGCAGCAATAACGCTCGAACCGCTGATATCATACACAGGCATCACGCCAGTATCCTGCGCAGCGTTGACGATGTTGCCGAACGATCCTGTCGCACTAGGACTCGTGGTCGGCGTCGCGTCAGAATCCTGACACACGAACAGATACCGCTGATTGGTCGTCTGTACCCATGCGGCGAAAGCTTCCTTGATTGATAGGATTTGCTCCGCGACGGTCATAAACGTTGCCCAATTCTGTGTCGCGGCGACAACCTGCCCCATAAGACCGGCCGGCGTTACGGCGATGGCCCCTTGCGACAACACAGCGCCCGTAGCAGCCGTAAGATTGATACCTGTAGACAGCGCACCCGTGGCCGGAAAACCAATGCTCGAATTGGCGCCAGTCGTCGGCGATGTAATAACGAAAGCTTTGCGCAGCGTGTCATAAGTGACAGTCGGCAGAATCGTGACTGTAGCCGTTCCCGTCGTAACGGTGGCAGACGTACTGACATTCACGGTACCGGTTCCCGCAAGCACGGTGTATGTACCGAACGACGCAATGGTGGCCGGCCCAGAGACGCCAGTGCCGTTCAGTACGTCGCCGACGGCCAGCGATCCCGAAACGGTCGAAAGAATATCAACCACGCCGAGTGACTGCGAAGCCGTACCTGAGAACACGTTGCCTGTCGTCTGCAAACCTGCCTGCAACAGAGTCGCGGCATTGGTGAAACTGGTAGCACCCGACAGATTGATTGCTGCCGACGTAACCAGCACGCCATCAACCGTGAGTGCGATAGTTCCAGACAACGCATTCAATTGCGCGAGCGTCATAGCTGCGACACTACCGCCACGTAAATACGCATTAACCGACGCAGAGTTGAACTGCGCAAAAAACAGCGTACTCGGCAACACAGTGCAATTAATGAAACCGTCAAAATAGACATTGGCCAAAACCGTCTCAGGCGCGGTCGGACCGAACCAATCCGACACGTCGGCCGCGCTCGCGAACGGCTGCGCAGTCCCGATGGGAATGGATGTGTCCGGCGTGAGATAAACTGAGTTAAGCGATAGCGGGTTGCCGCCAGCCGACAGCACGCCAGGAATTACTTGAGCAAGGCGCGAGGCCGGAATTGATGGAGGCATGGTCGGTTTCCTAGACGTGCGTCACGGGGTTATCCCGTAAAATGTGATTCAAGTCGCATAATACGATTTTGAGCGGGTTAAGGCAATGGCGGCGCAAATCCTCCGCCCGGCGTCACGTCAACAATATCGACAGGGCCGAGTACGGTTGCATAAGTCTGCGCTGTTGTCGTGATTGGGTTAAATTGAATGCGTGCTGTCACTATCCAGCGGTCCTCGTATTGCGCCTCGGCGTTAGTCAACGGTCCCCGTATCGGATCGTCCGCGTACAATGGCTGGCACTTCGGCGCGAGGGCTATACAACCTATATTGTCGCGTAAAAGCGTCGTAAGAATATCTGACCAATCCGAGGACGCCGGGCCGTAGCAATCCAACTGCACGTCAACCTGTTGCCCTTGTTCGCTTGTCACGGGGCCGGGCGCAGGAGGTACGAGAACAGTGCCGGCGAAATTATCCACGTTGGTGCGTAAGCGTTTTTTGAGTATGGCCGACATAGCCACGAAAGGGCCAACCGGCATAGATGTGCGGTTGGGATACCCTTGTATGACTTGCCCGGCGTTGAGTCCGAGCATGGACACTATGAACGCTCCAAGTGCGGTATACACGTCAGTCAACGTATTTGCTACGGTGGCTACTGGCGCGCTCATGGGCCGCTCTCAGGTATTGGGGTCGGCATGTCAGTCTGCAACTGCACAAGCACCTTAGTCCATCCGCCATATTCGACATTCCAAGGTCCGTCAACAGGGCCAACTACTTTCCAATTTTGGAAGGCTTGACCTTGAAACGGCGCGAACTGCAGTAAATCGCCGCCCTGTAATAGGACGCGGACAACGCCTTGCGTGTTACCGTACATGAACACGGTACGGAACACGCCTTGCATGTTTAATTTCTCGACGTGCCGTAGTTCCTCTTTGCCGAGCGGTTGCACTTGAATACGCACGGGGACGCCCGGCGCATAGGTCGGCGTCTGCGAAAAATCCGCATTGACAGTGTTGCCCGTGCTGCGAAGATACAACGCCGACCTATCGGCGTTAACCGAATTGATCGCGCCTCGCACTATACCGTGAAGGTTCATTTCGGTTTCACTTCGTAGTCTGGCGCGCGTTGCATGTCACCCTTGTCCACTAGGGGTTTATTAAATCCTTTCTTCGCAATCGTTGATGGCGCATTCGGCGGCGTTGACCATTGTGCTATCGAACTTTCCAAATCATCGCGCATAGACTGCCCTAACAACGCGAGTGCTTTGGCTCCGTCGTAGTTCGTGGCTTTAACCGCGAGCCCAAGTTTACGGCCCCATGTAGGCGACTGTTGCGCAATCGTGGTGCGGAACGCTGGACGTGCAGGCGCATTGACCGTGCCGTACTCAGCCCAAAATGCTTTTTGCGCGTTTGACATGCCTGTAGGATCTTTCGAGCCCTCAAGAAATCCCATACGCAATACGCTCGCGTTAGTGATTTTATGCTCAATGGATTGCAACGCTAATGCAAGTCGCTTGCCGCCAATGACTTGATTTTTAGAAGCCACGAGGGCCGCCCGGCAAGAACGGCCCAATGCCATAGCCGGCTAGCGGATCGTATGCGGAAGCTGGCGCCGGCAGGAAAACAGCCAACCGATACCTGGCAACGGCTGTCCAGTACTGAGCGCCATATTTCGTCTGCACAAAATATGCTTGGTTTGCGTTCGGTGGCGCGGACCATTCTGCGGTCACGCTAACATCGCCTTCGCTCGCGTTATTGATACGCCCGACAATACCAAGCGGCGGCACGATATTTGGCACGCCCGGCACTATAAAGCTTTCCGAAAGTACCGTTTGTGAAACATTTAAGTTATACGTGCCAAGGCCGCCCGTTCCGCTGCCAAGGCTGGCAATGACGGTACCGGGTATGATCGTACCCGAGGGTCCGTCATAGAGCGGCGCTCCAACGAAAAGGGCGCCTTGATTCGCTGCCGTAACTGTAAGTACGGCCGGCGCGCCTGGCGCAATCGAGCCGATGCCGGTAAATATTGGTGAACCCACGCCACCGTCATTTAGCCCTTGGTGAATCGCGGCCAGATGTGCCGTCAACAGATATAGCAAGAATAGACGCTGATTTGCATCCTTGACGCGGCTGCAGCACGTGTTGTTGAGCAAGAACGTGGCACCTACGAAATCATTAGCGAGCGCTTGCGGCGTCGCGTTGTTGATACCCGTGAATTCCGGGTACGACGCCAAAAACTCGGACGCCGCATAATTGACGACACCGAAAACAGGCTGAACAGTCGTACACGGAACTACGGGCATGAGGATTAATCCTTCTTAACGCCGGGCTGAAATTCGGCCGTTTCAACATCCTTGACCGGTTTCCCGTCAACAATTGGCTTACCATCCTTGGTCAACTTGATGGGCGCCAGTATTGTCGGGGCTTTGGCGAAATCAATTGCTTTGCCTTGTGCTTCAGCCTCACTATCCGCCTCGAATAGAATATTGTTCTTGAGCAGCCACGAGCCGGCATGTTCTAGTTTCCATTGTTCCCACGCGGCTTTCGACACGCCACGATTGAGATATGGCCGCTCGGATTGCATACCGGCCGGCATTTGCAAACCTGTCGTATTATGGTAATGCCAGCCCTTAAGTACGATTCGTTCGTAATTGTCAAGCCGCTTTACCATTGTCACAAGCTTACCGTCGCTGTTCTTTTCTCGCGTCTGTAAGCCAACTTCAAGCGTGATGCCTGAAGGTAGGCGACAACCGATAATTACGGTCGCCGTTCCCGTTGTCGGGGCGCTGCGTTCTGTTTGTATCGGCAATGTTGCCGCTTTCTCTGTCTGTGCCATGGTCCTTAACTCCTATCGTCTATGGTGTGAAAAATGCCGCACTCGAAACAATTGCCAAACTACCTGGCGGCGCAGTAGAGCATACCAGAAATGGCGTCAACTCCGCGCCGCCCGCTGGCCCTGAGATAGCCGAACCGTCAGTAAGCGACGCATATACTTTGTTGCCGTAGAGCGCGCCGCCTGCGAATCGCAGCCAAAAATTACCGCGTGCATGTAGTGTAACTATCAAACCCGGCCGTACACGCAGCACAGGCGGCGACACGCTGCAGTCTAAAAACTCCCATGACCAAGATGCATGCGGCCCTGCTAGCCCTCTAGGGCCGCCTACAACGCCCCCATTGACGCCGCTCATTGAGCGGAATGGGATCACGACGCCGCGCACATCATCAGACGCAATGCGCGTATTGTTCACGAGGCCCGTGGCCGAATTCAGCCAACCAAAATTTCCTTGAATAGTGCCCGGTACGTTTGACCGAGGCGCGTTAGGTCCCGCCGTAACTGACGCAAATGGGGCTCGTAATTCAAGATTTTGTAGAAGGGGCGGCGACGCAAAAGCGCCCTCCCATGCGTTAGCACTGAGGGCGCTGTATTGAGGCTGCCCGTTGCAACAGCCTGTCATGTTGAAATCAACGGACGCTTACGCGCCCACCATTGCAGCCACGAAAACCGGCCGGTAAACAATCGTACCCCAAGTGCCCTGTGACTTCTTCTGTTCCCAAGAACTGGTCTTGGTCACGATGGCATGGGCGCGCATTTTCTCAGTGAAAGCCGCCTCGACGGTACGCTGCCCCTCGACGTTGTCCGCGATCAACTGAACGAATTCCGTGCCGCTCGCGCCGCCGCCGCCGTTAATGGCGAATTCAGGGACCGTGACGATTTTCAGGTTGGGGAAATTCGTCTTGATCTGCGTGTACACGTTTACGTTGTACAGGTTCGTGTTGTTGAAGTTCAACGCATTGCCCGGGCTGATCCCAAGCGTATACACCGTTTCCGCGTCAATCAAACCATTGCCCTGTGCCACGATTTGCTGCACGAGACGCAGCACGTCAGCATAGATGAAGTCCCCTGCGGCGCCGAACCAAGTGCCCGTCACGCTGATGGGATTCGGCAAACTAGGATCGTTCGTCCCGCCGTAGTTCTGCAATCCGGCGACGCCGTACAGATATGTCAGGTTCTGGAATTTCTTGAGTGCCAATGCCGAGGCCATGTTGACTTGATTGGCCTTGTCAATCTTGGCTGCCGCCGCCCGCGCCAACTCGCGCTCACCCCAACGCGTATTGGTCTGATAGTGATAGCTCTGACGCTGCGGGAAATTCTCATTGCTGTTCGACATTCCGTCCTGTGAGAAATCGCCGTAACTCGCGACTTCACCAGTACGTTCCGCCATCAAGAACATGGCCGTATCATCAACCCACGTGCCCTTCTTGGTTTCACCGTACAGTTCCGCAGCCTTGGTTGGGCTCACCAACACTTCGATAATGTTGGGGTCAACGTAGGTCGTGAACAGCGACGGGATACCGGCATTGGCCGAAGTAATCAAAGTCGGCTGCGCGTCGAAACTCATGGACTTGTCCATGAGGGACATGCCGCGAGCTTCCTGCATAAGCCCCGACATGAAATGGATTCCATAACGGCGGCCAAGGTCAGCGTGGTCAATTGCAATGCGGGTCATGTTCGTGTTTCCTGTCTAGTTCTCAGTTCGTCAAAATCAATTAGGTAACGTTCGCGCTGATCTTGGCCACGCCGGCACCAGTCAGAGTGATAGCGCCAACGGTGAAATTGGTCGCCGTATTCGCCGGTCCGGTAATCGTCTCAGCCGCCGTATGGAACGGAACGCCGCCCGGGATGGCCAAGTTATACGTGCCGACGCCGCCCGTGCCCGTGCCGAAACTGGCAATGCTCGTACCTGCCGTTACGCCGGTACCGGTAATCACGTCGCCAACGGACAGTCCGCCCGTGAGGACTGCGGTAACATTCAGCGTCGAACTTGCCGTTGTCGCGGCCTGCGTCGCAATAGTGCCCGGCGAAGTGCTCAAGCTGTACGTGCTGCCGACTGCGCCCGGCGTTCCGGTCAACAGCGCAGTAACGGTCGTGCCGCTCGTAACACCCGCAGACGTAACCGCGTCGCCCGGCAGAATGATTCCTGACGTATTCGTGACAACAGTCATAACGTCAGTAGCGAACGATGCAGTCCCCGTGAAACCGACTTCACCAGTTACAGTGTTGGTCGCCTGCATTTGCGGGGCGCCCGTGTCTTCGTCGGCGTATACCGTTGCGAGCGCCGTAGCGCCATCCGCGAAGTAAGCCCAAAAGTCGCCGCCATCGAACAGCGTGACCATGAAACCTTCGGGAACGACCATCGAAAATTCACCGAGGAACTCGGTAATGAGTGCTTGCTCATTGCGGCCGAGAAAGCCAATCTGCCAGCCGCTTACGAACGACTGCGACACTTGGCCGGCAGGACCGACCCACGCGAAGTTACCGACGACGAGGCCGCCTTCAGGGGCTACCAGCGCACCCGGGCCAGCGAGCACGGACGAAAACGGATTGGTGCTTGCGAAGTCGCCAGCGACGCCGGGCGCCTGAGTGTTGTTGATGGTCTTTTGAAAGGGCATGTTCGTATTCCTATAATCGAGAAAAAATTAAACGTGAAGCTGGGGCCTCTTACTTGAGGCGGCTGTAGCCTTTGATTGCGCCGGCCATCGTAGATACGCGCGCGGCGTCAGTGGCGAGCGTAGGCGTCTGCGCGTCAACCTTGTCTTTCGCCAACTTCAACAAAGTCGGGAACGCCGAAGCATGGACGCCAGCCGTGTCAACGCCGAGCTTATCGAGAGCCGCCTTGTAATAGGCTGACGCCGAATCGTACACAACCACGCCGAGAATCGATTCGACTTCGCGCGCTGCGGCGTGCTTGGCGTCATTGGCTGCGATCAGAGCGGCAACGCCTTTCGAGTCCATGCCCTTTTTGTCTTTTGCCGGTTCCTCGCCGCCTGCGCCGCTGTTGCCCGTGCCGGTTTTCTTGGGCTGCTCGTCGTCCTCGGCTTCAACTTCGCCGTCGTTCGTGTGTTCGGGATCGTCATTCCCATCGTGCGCTTTATCGCGCGCGCTCTTACGATCCTTGGCGCTCATATCTTCCCATTCGTCTTTCGTGTGGCCGAAGTAATTGGCTTCCGCATCCTTGGCGCCAAACTCTTTCGCGTCCTCAGCCTTTTCCTTTTCGTCTTTGGCCTTGTTTTGAATCTCGACATTACCAAGGCCGCCTTCGTCCTTGCCTTTCTTGTCGGCGGCGATGCATGCGGCCATAATTTGCGCTTCGGTCGGCTTGGCGTCCGTGGCGAGCAATGCCTTTACGGCGGTAGCAACAAGAGAAAGTTTCATGGTTCGTTATTCCTGAGAATGTGCGGAAAACTGTGACGTGCATCACGTGTAGGAACAATATTACGACAATGGGCGAACGATATGCAAGCGAGCATCAGCAACCATAACATCTGGCCCGCAGCGTCCTGCCTCAACAAGCGCAATGTGATTGGCGATTATCCGAGTCATGCGCCCATCATACTTTTCACCCTCAGGCGAGGTACCGGGCGTCATGTCTGCGATGTATCTATATCCCGCCGATATTTCCCGCTGTGCGCCCGACTCAATCGCTTCGATACCTTCACGCGTCCAAATCGTAAGATCTGCGTCAAGGTAAGGATGCGTGAACCGCGCATTACTCGCAGTGCCGACCGTGAGGAACTGTTGCGGAGCATCCGCACTTACGGCCACGTGTTGCATGAGCAATGGCACACGATTGTATGATTCTTTGGCCGCCTGAATTTCTGCGGCGTCACGGTACAGGTTATAAATTTTGTCAGGCTTGAGGCCGAGCGCTTCGCTGTTCGGAATCTCTGCGCCGAGATATGGGCACACATTCGCTTTCGTAATGTGGCAGCCGGTCACAACCAAATGCCCGTCGATAGTTTCCATGCGTCGGTCGAACGCGAGGCGTCGGCTGGAATCCATCGCCGCGCAATCGTTCTCTACATCCTCATCCATCTCGACTTCGCAATCAACGGCCGGCTTTTTGTCGCCTCGTTTTTTGCTGTATGCGATGGCGACAGCTTGGGCCGTCGGCTTGCCTGCGTTTTTTTCCGCAGCGACGTTATGAGAAAATGCAGTTTTTGATTTACCAGATTCAAGAGGCATACCGGCAGTGTAGCCGATCTGCCTGAAGATTATCTAGCGCGGGCCGCCGCTGCACGTAACAGCGGTGTCGCTGTCGCGGGCCGTTCCGTGTCAAATGCAGGAATTATAGCTTTACTAGTGCATCTACAATTCACGAGTTCGCCGGGCATGATGTATTTGCCGGCCGCAGAATCATACATGCCTTCCGACAACCGGTAGCGCTTACCGCTCATAGCCACGTGGGTTACGCGTGGTACTTTGCCGCCAGCCGAATGCTGCCAATATGCTTCCGTAATCCCAAGTTCTTCGCGGCGCGTTTTCTCAATGATGGCCTTGGCTTTGTTGTTCTGATCCCTTGCTATCGTGGCCGCCCGGTCACGCGACACACCGTAGGTTTTTCGTAGGTCCGTCGCCAGCGCATGCATGTCGGCACCCTTC